AGATATGGTTACGTCTGCCATAGATATACAATATTATTTATGTTGATCTTGTTATAACTTATAATATAATAGCTAATATGTCTAAAGTAAAACTCGCTTTCGCTAATCACAACCATCCTCATACTCAAGAAGAAAGAGAACAAATAATTGAAAGAGCATCTAAAGCTTATGAAGCATATATGGATGCATTAGGGTATGATTGGAGAAATGATCCTAACAGTGATAATACCCCACATCGCGTGGCTAAGGCCTTTGTAGAAGACTTTGCATGGGGCTGCTACAGTAAGCCACCTAAGATTACAGCTTTTGATAATATTGACCAATACGATGGGATGGTCTGTCAAAATAATATTAAATTAACATCACTTTGCTCACATCATCATGCACCCTTTACTGGTGTAGCTCATGTCGCATATATACCCTCAAAAGAAGGTAAAGTTATTGGATTGAGTAAGCTTAATCGTATTGTTGATTGGTTTGCGCGACGCCCGCAAGTACAAGAAAATCTTACCATGCAAATACATGCGCATATTGATCTTGTCTGTGAAAAGAATAACGGCGTTGCGGTTATGATTGAAGCTAATCATACTTGCTGCTCTAATCGCGGTATTAGACACGATTCAACAATGCGTACAGCTAGAATGTCTGGTGCGTTTTTAGATAACAATGATAACTCACGAGCTGAGTTTTATAAGTTTGTTGAATTCGCGCAAAATAACTAATTAATTTTCTATTGTATCGGTTTCTGAGGTCTTTGTCTTCTTCTTGAAGATGATAAACGCTTTCTTAGTAATTGGGTTAATTATTTTAAGAATACTTTTACCTCTAAATTTTGGATTTCCAGTCTTTGAAACAATTAAAGTTTTTTGTCTATTTGCAACTGCACGTAAGGCATTTTCACTATAACGAGCTTTTTTCCAATCTCTAGCCAATTTATCTTTTTTATTAAGCATCACAACATTATATTTCGTAGATTCGTTAACAGATTTCTTATTTACATCTATAACTGCATTTAACTTCTTCAAAAAAGGTTCACCGACAAGAATAGGATCTTCATTTTCTGTTCTATCGGCTATACTAAAAGGTACACCTTTGTATTCTTTACCATCTATCTTTATATCCAACATTACTATTGGTCTGTCTTCCTTTACACCACTACCTATATGTATCTTTATTTCACCGCTTCTTGGTGCCTTTATTCTCTTATTGCCTACTGTAGTAAATGTTATTTCTTCACCATTTTCTTCAACATCAACACCGTGCAGCACGTTATAAGCTTCGTTACCACTGTCAATCTTTGCCTTTAATCGGCCAATGCCGTTAATGTCAATATATTCATTAACACCAAGGACAGGTTTATTATAAAAATCCTTAAAGGGTTCCATCTATATATTTATTGATTATTGAGCGGTTTTCATTTATCTAAATCAATGAATAATTTTAAAGAATTTGATTAAATAATTATATGTTTGCCAAAGATTTTGATACATTAAACGAAATTTATGATAAGAAGATTTTAAAGGAAAATCTTGGTCTTGGGCCTCTAGCGGATAATGAAGGTGTAACACCTTCCCCTTCAAAAATTCAAAAAATTGCAATGCCTCCTAAAAGAGACTGTGTACAAGATAGAAGCGAGGATTGTGAGGGGTATACAGATGAAAATAGCGACAACAACAGTACAATGTCTAGACAGCTTTTATTTAGAATTTTTAAACTTTCAGCTATGCTACACAATTTATTGAAGAATAAAGGCAATGTTGAAGCCTGGGTTCTAAGCAAAATAACTAATGCGCATGATCAGTTAGACTCAGTATTTGGTTATGAGGATTATGAATCAGCACGTCAAGAAATGGAATTAATGGGTGTTGAGGAAAATAATGAAGAAGAGCTCTTTAGTGCTATTTCAAAAGGTGGCGATGATCTCGTTAAGCAGTTAAAAACCGTTTTGAGAAGAGAATCAAAGGAAGTTTTAGAAAAAGTACTTCTTGAAACAATTAATATTTTAGAAGCTAAAAACAGTTAACGCAGCTTTTCGTTAAAGATATTATAAATCTTTGGATCAAATTTACCTAGTATTTGTGTAATATATTCTTTTCTTTGCTCTTCGTTTGCAGCTTTATAAAGGTTTCTTAATTCTGTTGCACTCGTTATATTCTTTCCACCGACATTAAATTTAATAGTACCTGGTGAATATATGTATCCATGTCCGCCTTGCTCCTTGAAAGGCTCCATTTCGTTTAAACTTTTAAACGGCTGAAAATACGTTGGTGTACCTTTTTTTGTTATACCGAAAGCAAATCTCGGATCCTCCTTCATATCCTTTTCGCCTACTATATAAATAACTTTTGCGACATTTTGATCATAATTCTTTAAAATTTCAATAGGCTTATAAGGCTGAGCAACCTGAAAAATCTCCTTTTCGGGTATACCAGCAGCTTGCATAATTTGTTTCTTTTCTGCAAAATTAAAAGGATATCTATCTGGTTCTTTCGAAGCAGCTTTTGCAGGGGTATCTGATGTAGCTATATAAAAATCAGCTCCAGGAAACTGTTTTTTAGCCATATCAAAAAATCTCTTATGACCAATATGAAAAGGCTGAAATCTCCCCGGAAATATAACTACAAGATTATTTTTTTGATGCTGTAATATCTCTTCTACTAGTAAATCAAATTTCATATATTAGATCCAGGTGTTAAAGTAAGTCTTGCGCCCTCTCTACCGTAAACTGGGTTTGTTTGGTAGTTAAATGGATTATTAACGCGATTAACGTTTCTTATTTGACCAGTAATACCACCCTCTTCATTTTCTGCCTTTTTAGCAAACTTACCAGCTTCTTTACCTAAAATAAAATTGCCTGTTATTTTAACGGGGTTAGGGGATATACTAGGATCTCTTACTACTATACCTTCCTGCGTACCTACATCACCCAGCTCTGATGTGGTAACATCTTTAATCTTTTGACCCAGTATAATTGTTGCATGATATAGTACAGCACCAGAAATTGCTTTCTCAATATCTTTTGTATTATCACCAATATACTGATGCATAGGTACACCTATAGAAAAATTCTTATAATTTTCTAAACTCATCGCATTTATTTTTTTGCCAGAAGCTAGAGTAATTTTATCTGCCCCAGGATTTACTGCCTTTGAAAGCCATTCCTTCAATGGCTTTGTAACAATATTTCTTGTATCATAATTAACTGTGAATTTAGAATTTAAAACATCATTAAAATCAATTTTTTTATCTACCTTAACAACAAATTCATGCGAAACATCAAACCCCTTTTTCTTAGCAATTGGATCAACCTTTTCAATTAATGATTGAAGTGCTTTCTTATCATAAGGAATTTCTCGCGATGCTCTACTAACACTTCCTTTTACCGGACTCTTTACTGTTATAATTTTATTTAAACCATGTATAGCAAGAAAGTTATTAACATAACCAACAACGTTAGTTGCTCCTTTAACATATTCCATATTAAATAAAATTTGATCGTTATCCCACATTCCAAGTTTTTTAAGTTCCTTTTCTATGGATGGAATTGCGGTGTTAAATATATCAAGAACTGTTTTACCCGTTTCAATCATACCATGGCCAGTAGGAAAACGAAAGCTCAACTTATCGATTGTTACACCTTCAACATCTTCTTTTTTATTTGAACCTCTATCCATTGCAAATTGCTTCTTACCTTCTGCATCTGTAATAAGTCTTATTGATGTATTAACACCATCTATCTTGACTACGGAAGGTTTTTTTGCAAGACTGTTTGCTAGTTTATTGAAGATGTTTATTAGATCTCTGCCAGAATTAACGTTAGCGAGATCAAAAGGATGAGCCATATGGCCAGCAGCACCCCCTTCGAGTAAAAACTGCTTAAAAGATATCATAAAATTGTTATACCAAATGCGCTGTATTTTGCATCTGATTCCGGCCTTGTAATAGAAAATTTCTTTTCGAGCATAGCAGCATAATCAAGAAACGTAAAATTCGATACATCGATAACGAGGGTATTAAAATTATCGTTATATGCTAAAAGCTTCAAAAATTTATGACCATCTGTTTCTCTATAAGTTTGCATCTGTAGAGCTGTAGATAATTTTTTAATAAAGTCTTCACTTTTAAAATCTTCTTTTGTATAGACTTTGGATGATTCAAAAAATTGAGCGACAACGTTTTCAGGGGTTACTGGTTTCGGTGAGCTTTTTAGAATGAGATTAAAAAGTTCTTGTACTGTTGAATTATTAATTTTTAATATTTCATTAATACTGTTATATATATTTGTGATTAATCTCGTACTGCGACCACCAATATCTACTAATTCATATTCCTTATTAATGTTATGCTTATTGTAAAACTCATTCATATAATCTGCCAAACCCTTTAAAGCGGTATTATCACTGCCATCACCCATTCTTCCGCCCGGTCCCTTCACCTCATACGTTATTGTACCAATTTGTATGGGAACACTATTGTATATAGAGCGCTCCATAGCCACATCTCCACCTTTAGCTGCTTTTTTTGCATCTGCATAAAAAATTGTTAATCCTAATTCTACTTTACCTAAATTTGTACTACCTTTGCCTGAAGTATTGAGAAGAGCTCTTACTAATTCAACAGGGTATTTATTATTAGTTTTTGACATTATTTCTTGAACTAAATCAAACTTCTCATCTTCTGGAGGTAAATCTCTTATTTTATTTTCAGGTTTTTGTAAATTAATAAGGATGCTCCTTACATTACTATACTCTTCATTTTTATCATTATTATAATAAATTTCTCTTATTTTCGAGACAATTACACGAGCGGCATCTTCTGTACCTTGACCCTTACCGCCAATTATTTTAATAGCTAGTTGAATTAGCTCTACTTCACCTTTTTTTTCTTCTCCTGGCACTTCATACGCTAAGACCTTAGTACCTTTTTTTGTTCCTTTAGGTGTTTTATATCCATCATCAGGCTCAAAGCCGGACAAATAATATTGTACAGTTTCCCCAGGCTTAGGTGCTCTAGGAGTTAATTTTTCGAAAAATATCTTTTGACGAGGTAGCGCAGGTACAGGCTTTGCAAACGATTTAGCTAAATATACCTCGTGTAAGCTCTTATACGGTTTAATAGGCATATCATTTTAATTTAGGATCGTTACTATAATTTTTCATAATAGCTAAAATTTGCTTATATTTTACCATAAAATTATTTTCATTTATTGAGTTAATAAAATGCTGCACATGAGGGTCTGCAATTTTTTGAGGGTTATCTGCATAATTCTCGTTTGTATTAATTGCATCCTGAAGGCCCTCTCTAACTGCTGTTGCATTTTCCTTTGTAATAGGAGTTGTGAAAAGCGCGTCGATTGAACCTGCAGGTACATTCATTACTAGAGCTTTAGCAAGCAATCTAACCATATCTACGTAGCCTTCCGGTGGTACGGTAACTGTTTGTTCTTTGCTCTTCGGAAGAGCCTCCGGTTGCTCTGCTTGTGGTGCAGGAGCCGCTGCATCTTGGGTAGCTGCTGGTTCTTGTTCTACGAGAAGAGAAACATATTTGTTTATTAAGTCGTTAAATGCCATATTATTATTTATTGTATTATATAATAATAAGTTGCTTAGCTTTCAATTGGCTAAAATATTCTCTATTTAAAAACGTTAATCCATTTACCTGTGTAAATGTTTTTATATTGCTAAATGTATATCGCTCAAGGTTTATTGAGTTTAAATAGCTTCTTATATTGTTTATTAATTCAACACTTCGCCCGTCATTTTTTTGTAAAAGATGAGCCAAGTACTCAAATGATATACTTGAAACAAAGATTTTTATAGGAAGTAATCTTTTTATCTTCCGTAATATATTATCAATTATTTTACCAATATCAGCTTCCTTAAAATACTTAAACAGCTGATAATTTTCTGTTTGAGTATTGTTATAGTATATAATTGTTTTTTCTTTAGTACGGTCGTGAATAAGAACCTCGCATAAACCGAATATTATATGATGGTAGAAGAGCCTTTTAACACTACTTGTAAGTCTACCATTCAAGAGTTCAAATTTATGTAAATCATTAATAATATTAACCTCTACATCTTTAAAAATATAATTAAAATTAAGTATTCTAAAATTATATTGCTTAAATTCCAGTTTATCGAGCATGCTTTATTATGAATGAAAGATTACAAACTTTCAAGAAAATTCTTTGGAGGACGACCAATTCTTACATTTATAATGCCATTATAATAGTCATCTCGCATTAAAACATTCCTCTCTAATTGCTCGCGTATTTCAAAGTAAGCCAATTCCCACTTTGAACCACATGCACGCAATATCTTAAAAATAAATTTATCTTTGCCAAATTTTTTTATATCTTCATTAAGCTCTGCGGACGAACTAGTATACTCCTTCCAGTCCGATTCCTTAATTTCTATTCTCTTATTTTTCTTACCCTTTAAAGGCTTGCGCTTAAGCTTAGATTTACATTGCTTTTTTCCTATATATTTCTTGCTCGTTACAGTATTAGTTATTTCATATATAAAGCCAAAAGTATCATCTGTTAAAATAACATCTTCACCTAATAACCAGTGCCCTAAATCCATATGCAGTTATTTAGCAGAATTTAATTCTAATCCAGGAAGTGGTCTTCTTTGCACTATAAATTTTTCCTTTTTACGCTTCTTTCTTTTAGCGCCCAGAATCTTAGGCAACCGTGCATCACCCGGTGCATAAGCTTTATCATTTTGCGAAGGAAATTGATTACCAAAAGATCCAATGGGCCCATCTGTACCCGGTCCAAAGGCACTACCTACTCCCCCCGCAACATTATCTTCCTCAAGGAGATTGTTAAATGCCTTTTCGAATAAATTTATTGATTTCATAATACTATATACTATTATTTAAGTTAATGCTGCTAGAAGATTACATAAAAGAACTGGAAAACGATCTTAAGATTAACGAGCTAAATCTTAAAGACTATCAGCTTATGTTACCTGGCGTAAAGCACAAATGGGCAGGAAGATGCATACGTCATAAATTACAGATCAACGATTTACGCAAAAAACGTGAACAGTTAAAACGTTCTTTAGTTGAAAAAATACAAGAGCAAAGTCCTGTTAAATTAGCGCTTACTGCAATTGAAAGAACAGCCGATAAATGCAGTGAAGTTGCTGATATAGACAATCAAATAAAGGAATTAGAACTAATTATTGAATTGCTTGAGAAGTCTGAAAAGACCTTGAGCTCTGCTTCATACGACTTAAAAAATATTATTGAGATTATAAAGCTAGAAACTACATGATTAATTTTTCTTTTGATAGCAAGAAAGGAGCAGGCATTCTTACGGGAGATTTATTTGAAGAAATTCGTGAAGCTTTTTCTGTAAAAAATGAAGCTGCTTTTTTTATGAGACGCTATGGGAGGTTTCTCCCACAACGCACATACGCAATTACACCTACAGGTAGGTTTGATCCCGGCTTATATTTTGAAATAAGGAAGTATCTTACAGCGAATCAATTTGTTGGTGAAGTAAGGACGGATGACGAACTATACAATCATATCGCCCCTGCAAAAAAATGGCAGTCTAGTCCGCTTTACAGTAATAATATTATTCCGCTAGCGCTGCCTTTGCGCGACTACCAAGAAGAGATAGTTAAGAAGGCCTTTTCTATTGGTAGAGGAACAGTGGTACTAGCTACTGCAGGCGGTAAAACGCTCACAGCTGCTTCGTTATTAACTAAAATATTTCTTCAACACGGTAGTACTTTTAAGTGTTTATATATTGTACCGGATCTAGGCCTCGTCGAACAAACGTTCTCCGACTTCGCAACTTATAATGTACCTTTTACAACACGCAAATGGACAGGTAAACATAGTATAGAAGATTGTAATACTGCAAACGTAACTATTGCAAACTTAGGTATTCTTCAAAGCAAAAATACAGACCTCACATGGATAGAAAATATCGACTGCCTTTTTGTTGATGAAGTACATAAGATTCGCAAGGGTAATGAAGTTAATAAAATTTTAAAGAGAATAAAGACGCCACATAGATTTGGGTTTACCGGTACTATGCCCGAGGGTTTATTAGATCAATGGAATATTATTGGGAAAATTGGGCCTATTATATATGAAAAAAATAGTCACGAATTACGCTTAGAGAACTATGTAAGTAATGTACAGGTACAAATTCTAAAACTAAGCTATAAGCTCGATCCTTTTAGAAATGCTACAGTATCGTCGACAGATTTATATCGGGAGGAGCTAAGATTTCTAATGAGAAGTGATTTTAGGAATAATGTAATTAGTAAGCTAACATGTAAATTGAGTAACAATTCATTGATTCTTATTGATTATATTGAACACGGAGAAGCGCTCTATCAGTCAATAAAAGCTCAATGCCCCGACAAACAGGTTTATTTTATACGAGGAGAGGTTGAAGTATCTGAGCGAGACGAGATAAGAAAGTTAATGGAAGATAGAACTGACATTATAGTGGTAGCTATATCTAAAATATTCTCTACCGGTATTAATATTAAAAACCTACATTATATTGTTTTTGCATGCGGTGGAAAAGCTAAAATAAAGATAGTACAGTCCATAGGAAGAGGTCTTCGCTTGCATAAGGATAAAGATAAGCTTATAATATTCGACATCGCGGACAACTTCAAGTACAGCTTGGCGCATATGGAGAAACGCGTAACACTTTATGAAAAAGAAAAAATACAGCACTCAATCAAAGAAATCAAAGAACCATAAAGAGGTTTTTTCAGAGGATGTTACTAACGATCCTACTTTAACAAAAATATTGGCTACAGGTGTGTTAGCTGTTCCATCCACGACACCTGAAGTCAAAAAGAAAGTAAAAGCTAAGGATAAAGTTCACTATGTTAATAGTAAAGAATTTGAAGAAGAGATTCGCGCTTATTATAAATCTGGTCACGTAACGCAAAAGCTAGGAGAAAGTTTGACAAAGATTGCCCATGGTCTTTCGTACGCTCCTAACTTTATTAACTACTCTTACAAGGATGACATGATAGGTGATGCTGTAGTTAAAATGTTCTCCGCTCTTCGTAATCAAAAATTTAAACTCGATACAGGATTTAGTCCTTTCTCATATTTTACTACAATTGCGTTTCATGCTTTTATCAATCGAATTAAAAAAGAAAATAAACATCACGCTGTACTTAATGAATACCGAGAAAAGGTATTTACCGAGCTTATGCTTGATACAAAAGAAACAGGCGGCGCACATATATATGTCGAGCCTAATGACGATAATTATAACACATCTGAGTGAGTACGACGAAGGAATTAAATATACGTACCGATAAAGTCTGCTGCATTGCAGACTTACATATTGGTGTACATCAAAATAGTATCTTTTGGCACGAAACTGCGCTAAGCTGGGCAGCGTGGCTAAAAAAAGAACTTCTCGCTAAAGGAATAAAAGATATATTTATTCTTGGTGATCTCTATCATTATAGAGATGAAATTGCTGTAAACACTATTCATGTTGTAAATCAGATCCTTAAACTATGGGCTGACTTTAATATTGTGATTATTGTCGGTAATCATGACGCTTTTTATAAAGATAGATCCGATATTAATTCACTCTCTATTCTAGACGGCTGGAAGAATATCTTGGTAATCAGTGAAGCTGTAACATATACAGTGCTTGGTAAAGAGGTATCCTTTTTACCTTGGGGAGCAGATGTGAGGTCTATTAAAAAGTCAGATGTATTGTTTGGACATCTAGAGATCGAAAGCTTTAAAATGAATAGCCATAAGCATTGTGATCATGGTATGAAAACTTCAGATCTTTTAGCTAAGGCCGATTTAATAATGACCGGTCATTTTCATTTACGCGACGAACGTAAATATGATAAACAGACAATTATATACGTTGGTAATCCGTTCGAAATGGATTTTGGTGATACCGGCTCAACCAAAGGATATTATATTTTAGATTTTAATAATTTAAATTATACGTTTTATGAGAACAAGCTTTCACCTAAACATAAGAAAGTAACACTAACTGATTTAATGACATTTAAATCACTTAGTGCAACAGAAGTAAAAGATACAGTCAATAACAATATTATCAAGCTTATTGTAGACAAGAAAATTACAAGCGATAATATTGAACTTCTCATTCAAAAAATATCTACCCACAAACCGTTTAATTTATCTGTTGACTACACTCTCTATAATGATTCAATTACAGTAAATGAAGATCAAGCGTATGATTTATCTGGTGTAGATATGAGTAAAGCTATTGAAGAATTCGTAACATTACTTGATATAGAGAAGAAGAGCGATGTGTCTCGCTATTGCTTAGATCTATATAAGAGGGCTAATAATACATGAAGAATATAAGTTTTAATAAAATTAGCATTAAGAACTTCCTTTCCGTCGGCAATCAACCTGTGACTGTCGATTTTAAGCGCGGGCTTCATATTATTACCGGTCTTAATAAAGATAAAGAAGACCGAAGGAATGGCGTAGGTAAATCGACAATTGCTGATGCAATATACTTCGCTGTATTTGGTGAAACGCTCCGTGATCTTAAAAAAGAAAATATTATTAATAATGTAAATCGAAAAAATTGTGAAGTTATTCTAGATGTAACTATACAGCATCTTGATACTAAGGAAGATATTCAGATTATAAGGACGCTCGAACCATCAAAATGCTATCTTTATATTAACGGTGAGGATAAAACTCGCGATAGTATTACTAATACAAGTGCCTTTATAATGTCGAAATTTAATAGTACGCCAGAGGTATTTCAAAACTGTGTGATTATGACCATAAACAATACTATACCGTTTATGGCTAAAAAGAAACAAGAAAAGAGAAAGTTTATTGAAGACATTTTTAATTTAAGTGTATTTGGTGAAATGCTTGATTTGCTTAAAATAGATATTAACGAACAGAAAAAGGTCTTTGATATTGAAGTCGTAAAACACGATGAAATTGCTAAAGGCGTCATTTCTCTCGAGAAACAAAAAGAGAATTCATCTCTAGAGAGACAGCGAAAAAAGGAAAAATATTTAACTCGTCAAGAGAATAATAAGAGAGAGATAAAAGATATTAGTACACGATTAGAATCTTTTGAGTTACCAGATGTCGCACAAATTAAAAAGGATATCGAAGAGCAGGAAGAAAATAATAGAAAAATTGATAAGAAAATTCAAGAAATTAGGCATTCTATTTCTGAGAAATCGACTCTTATTACGCAAGCGAATAAAAAACTTACATCTGTTGGTACTGATAGAGATGTCTGCCCTACTTGCTTACGGAGCATTCAAGATGGTGATAGAGATCATATCAAAGAAGAAAAGAAAAAGATAAAAAGCGAAATATCATTACACGAAGATACTATTAGTGATCTTAAAACAGAAGAAAAACAATTTACATCTGGTCAATCAAAAGTTGAATCTAAGATACAAAAGCTTCGTGATAGCGCAGGAGCTTATAGGCATAAATTAAAAGAAAAAGATGATTTAGTACAGAGACTTGATCAGCTTAACAGATGGCAAATTGAGCTAGAGCAAGACTTAAAGGAAATAGAGCAAGATTCGAATTCTTTTGATACTATTATTAAAGACCAGCAAGATAGATTGAACGGTGTAAAAGAAGTAATTGAGACTATTAAAGATAAGCTTAATACTCTCGATGTTGTAAGGTTTGTTGTTTCTGAAGAAGGTGTTAAATCATATATTGTTAAAAAAATATTACAGTTGTTTAACAGTAAGCTTGCTTATTATTTAAAGAAGATGGATGCTAACTGTATATGTACATTCAATGAATATTTTGAAGAAGAAATTGTTGATAACAAAGGAAAGCAATGCTCTTACTTTAACTTTAGTGGCGCTGAACGAAAGAATATAGATTTAGCATGTCTATTTACCTTTATGGATATTCGTCGCCTACAGGGCGATGTATCATTTAATTTTAGTATTTATGATGAGCTATTTGATTCAAGTCTTGATGAGCGTGGTGTGGAGTTGGTTATCGGAATTTTACGTGAACGTGTTGAAAAGTATAATGAATGTATTATGGTCATAAGCCATAGAAAAGAAAGTATAAAAGCAGCTACAGGCGATATTATTTTCCTTGAGAAGAGTAATGGCATTACTCGTCGAGTTGATTATATTGAATATAGCAGTTAATATATCATATGTTTTCTAGCCCCTTTCCCGTACCCTCACCGTTTGTTTCACCTTTTCCCTCACCTATTGTAGGTAATGCACCAAAGCAAAATGATGTACCTCGTCCACCAGAACTTGATCTACCTCGAGCTTTAAATTACTACGCCGACTATAGTGGATGTGGATTTTGGCGCATGATCTGGCCTGAGCATCTTTTAAATGCGCATCAAAAACTAGTTGTACATGGCAGCACTGTAATGTGCTTTGATCCCAATTACTATAGAGGTGTTAAAGCTGTTAGAATTCAGCGTCAAGCAACAGAAAGTCAATTAAAATTTGTACAATTTCTTAAGGAGGTAAGCCAAAAAGTTGGGTTCCGTATTATATATGAAATCGACGATCTTGTATTTAGTGAAGATATTCCTGAGTATAATAAGTTTAAGCCAGCTTTTACAGACCCTTCAATTCGTAGAACCGCGCAAGCAATTATGGAGCTATGCGACGAAATTACAGTAACATGTGATTTCATGAAAGATTATTACTTAGGTAAAACAAAGAATCAGAATATTACGGTTATTCCAAATTATCCTCCAAAATGGTGGATGGGTAATTTTTATAACGAAAAAAGAATTTCAGAGAATTACGACGCCTTTGAAGATAAGCCTCGAATACTTTATGCGGGGTCAGGGGCACATTTTGATGTCGATAATCGCGTAGGCCAGAAAGACGATTTTCATCATGTAATCGATGCTATTGTCAAGACAAAAGACAAATATAAATGGGTGTTTCTAGGTGCTTTTCCGCTTCCTCTACAAAATTATATTAGGAACGGTGATTTTGAGTTTCACCCATGGTCTCAACTGTATAGCTATCCAGAGAAAATATATAACCTCCGTGTTAATATGATGGTTGCACCACTTCAAGACAACACCTTTAACAAAGCTAAAAGTGATTTAAAGTATATTGAAGCATGTAGCTACGGGTTACCGGTTGCATGTCAAGATCTTGTTACATATAAAGACGCCTCTATTAAATTTAAAACGGGTGAAGAAATGATCGGTTGTATTGAGGATACTTTGGAGAAAAAAGGAAAATATATGAACAGCTGCGCTAAGTTTAGAAAAGTTGCAGAAAGTAGATGGCTTGAAAATGAAGATAATATTAACAAATATGTTGAATTGTATTCACATCCTTATGGTGATTCAAAACGAGCGCTCCTAAATTCTATTAATGGGTTATGACCTTTAACGATCTTTGCAATAAACACGGGACTGATAAAGGCGACGAAGTTCGCGAAAAACACTGTTATTCATTTACTTACGAAAAAATATTCGCACCCTTTAAGAATAAAAAAATTAATATTTTAGAAATAGGAATTGCAGATCCATTATTTCCTGGAGCGTCTTTAAAAGTATTATCTGAATATTTTTCTAAAGCTAATATTTTCGGCTTTGATATAGTTGACTGTAGTCACTTTAATATTGAAAGAGTTAAGACACTAAAAGGCGACGCTGGCTGCAAGGAAGATATTTTAAATATTTTAAAAATACAGTCTGAATTTGATATTATTATTGATGATGGAAGTCATTTACACGATCATCATATGAATTGCTTTTTTAATCTTTTTTCTTCAATTAAAAAGGGCGGGCTCTATATTATTGAAGATCTACAGGCACCGACATCTGAAAAAACAACAAACTACTTCTTTAATGACACTAATAAGAATAAAATAAAAAGCTGTGGGGTCAAGAAGATAGAGCTATACAATTTTGGTAAGCTAATAGCTCTATATAATGATATTGCTTAATTATTTTACTTGATTTGACAAGCAGCTGTACTATAATTGTCTTGTGTACCGTAACGTAGCCTATCTTCCTCGCGATCAAATGATGCGTCTTTTTACCTGGGACGATACTGGTAAGCGTATTGCTGTTGATTCAACATGCGAGCCATACATATATCTCGAGACAAATAACCATCCAGATTGTACTAGCATTTTTAATACTAAGTTAAAGAAGAAAAAATTTAAAAATCAAGCTGAAAGATCACGCTACCTTAAGGATAATAAAATTACCCGTATATTTGAAAATCTCAATATTCAGCAACAATTTTTAATCGATTGCTTTTGGGAAACTAATGAGAAAGAAGAATTTAATAAACACCCAATACGCGTACTATTTATTGATATTGAAACCTATAGTCCTGACGAATTTCCAAAGCCTGACGACCCTCAGCACCCTATTAATATTATTACAGTTTACGATACTTTAAGAAAAAGATTTGTCTCGTGGGGGTTAAAGCCTTACTATCAAACGAAAGAAAATTGTACGTATATATACTGTAAGACAGAAAAAGATTTATTAAGTAAGTTTATAAGTTATTTTTCCTCCGATTATCCAGATATTCTATCGGGATGGAATAGTGAATTTTTTGATCTTCCTTATATCATTAACCGGATTACTCGTATTCTAGGTGAAGATGAAACAAAAAAGCTTTCTCCTGTAGGGTATATCCGCCCTATTACCTTTAAAGGTCGCTTCGGACGTGATCAAGTACATTGGCATATAGAAGGCGTGTCTTGCGTTGATTATCTTGATATATACAAAAGGTTTTGCCCTGTTCTCCGAGAATCATACAAGCTTGATTCGATTGGTGAAACCGAACTTGGTGAAAATAAGATCGATTATGGGGATACAAATCTCGCAAGTCTTGCCGACGATAATTGGGAGCTATTTGTCGATTATAATATACAAGACGTTAATTTGCTTATTAGACTCGAAGAAAAGCTGCAATATCTTAAGTTATTAAGAATGATTGCATATGCAGGGTTAACTACTTTTGAAGGCGCCTTAGGGTCGCTCTCCGTAATTACAGGGTTATGTGCTATCCGGGCTAGGGGGAGAGATCAGCGTATACCTACATTTAATAAAGAATCACATAATGATGAGCAAAATGCCGGTGCATATGTTGGAGAACCTAGAAAGGGATTTCAAGAAAATATTGTTTCCTTTGATGCAAACAGTCTATATCCAAATGTAATGATTACTCTTAATCTTTCACCGGAAACAAAAGTTGGTGTAATTACAGAGAAGACAGATAAGGAAATAACTATTAATCACGTCAACGGTCAAACATTTACCCTCTCTATTCCTAATTTTACAGAATTTATTAAGAAAGAAAAAATAGCTATTTCGAAAGCTAAAGTTCTCTTTACACAGAAAGAGAAAGGTATTATTCCTGAAACTGTCGATCATTTCTACAAGAAGAGAGTTGAGATTAAACGTCAATTAAAGATTCTTAAGAAGAAGCTTGTAACGCTTGATAAACTAACTGATGAATATTCAAAAACAAATACGCAGGTAGAGAATTTAAATATTACTCAACATACAATTAAGATTTTAATTAATACAATTTACGGATATTTTGGGAACAAGCACAGTCCTCTAGGCGATGATGAACTGGCTGAGTCTATAACACTCACAGGTCAAGCAGTTATTAAGGAATCGAATAGACTACTTGAAAATTATATAAAACAAAAAGCATCGTTAACAGACAATGAGATTACAACAGATACGCCAATTATCTATAATGATACAGATAGCTCATACGTTTCGATTAAACATATTGTAAGAAAAACAGGATTAAAAATGTTTGATAGTAAGGGTAAGATAACACCCGAATACTATAGGCAGGTTCAAGATATAGAAGATCATCTTAACGAAAATATCGTCAAGTGGGGTGAATCTGCTCTAGGCTCTATAGATTGTAGATTAAATTTTAAACGCGAAGCCATAGCAGATACAGGGCTCTTTCTACAAAAAAAGCGATATGTACTACATGTTCTTGATGAAGAAGGAATCCCGTGCGATAAATTTAAATACACTGGAGTAGAAGTTGTACGTACTACAATGCCAGCGCCCATTAAGCCATATGTTAAAAAGATTATTGAAACAATGCTAATGACCCACGATTTAGCACAAACAAATAAAATTTTTAATGAAACATACGATATATTCAAAAAATTACCCGTTGAAGATATATCCTTTGTTATGGGTATCAAAGGATATGAAAAATATGCTGCGCAGTGTGATGGATTCAAAACTGCAAAGCATATGCCTATCCATGTCAAAGCTGCTTATTTTTATAATTTACTATTAGATAGATTTAATACTGGTAAGAAGTATGAAAAAATTTCATCTGGCGATAAAGTTAGATATTTTTACGCCAAGCAACCTAATCGATTTGGAATAACAACTGCAGGCTACAAGTATACGTATCCTAAGGAATTTGAAGGTGTATTCGAGCCTGACCATGAACTTATGTTTGAAAAGATTATTTTTTCTGTAATAGAAAGGTTTTATGATGCTGTAAATTGGAAGCTACAGACACCAGGAACACAAGTACAGACAGATTTATTTGAATTATTAAAAGTGTAGTTGATTTTTAATAAAAGTAATATAAATTTTTTTTATGAGCAAAAACAACTTAGTAACATTTATTGATCACATCGGAAGAACAATTTTAGCAACCCAGGTGTCTCTTGACAAAACACATCTAACAGTTAAGAACCCCGCAATCGTACACGTACAGCCGACGCAACAGGGTCAACTCAACGTGCAAACAATTCCTCTTTATTTTAGGGAGTTTGTTGGCGAGAAAGCTCGTAATGAGGGAACAACTTGGAAGTTTAATATTAATACAATTGTCATCGGTGTTGATATTGACAATGATCCCCGTCTCATTGATCAATATGATAGATTGTTCGCCGCGCAAGCTACTGCACCTTCTTCTGAACCAGTAGTAAAGTTGTTTGACGAGTAATTTTTTACTTGTATTTAAATATACTTCATATATAATAGATCTATGAATAAAGATCTTAATAAAGTATTCGCGTCGTTAGATAAGTTAAATTCAGAAGCATCTTTTTTAAACGAAAATGCACTTAGTAAAGTTGATCAGTGGTTTGATACAGGATGCTATGCTCTTAACGCTATTCTCGGCGGTAGTTGTCGTAATGGTGGCGTACCTCAAGGAAGAATAACAGGTTTCTCAGGACCAAGTCAGACGGGTAAGACTTTTATTGTTAATAAGATCCTTGCTACTGCGCAAAAGAAAGGCTTGACGCCCGTCATATTTGATACTGAAATCGCTATTGATGAGAATAGTACAAAAGGAGTTGGATTAGACCCTGAAGGTACAAAATATGTACCGGTTGATACTATTGATCAGTGCCGTAATCAGATTAGTGCTTTTCTTGATAGTGTAATCGAAAATAACGCAAGAGGTAAGTTTATTATTAGTATTGACAGTCTCGGTAATCTCGCTTCACAGAAAGAGCTTGATGACGTTGCTAAAGATAAATCTGCATCAGATATGGGTCTTCGTGCAAAGTCTTTAAAAAGTATGTTCCGTACATTAACCTTTAAAGCTGCCAAGGCTGGCGTTACGATTCTGTTTACTAATCATACATACGAAGATCCTGCCTCAATGTTCCCAAGTCTGGTAAAAAACCAAGCTGGCGGTTCAGGGCCTGTATATATGGCGAGTATTCTCGTACAGCTTGCTAAGCGCCATGAAAAAGAAGGTGAAGGTGATTCCATGGATACTGATGATAAGAAGCTTGCAGAAGCTAACAAGTATAGCGGTACAACACTTCGTGCGCTAACTGTGAAGAATCGCTTTCTTCCTCCGTTCCTAGAGACAGAAATGTACCTTTCTTTTAAGACCGGTCTTAACAAATATAGCGGGCTGCTCGGTATGGCGACTGCAAGAGGCATCGTTGAACAAAACGGTGCAACTTATACAGTTGGTATTACTAGCGGTAAGTATAAGAAGGGTGATAAACTGGGTTATGCAAAGACTTTTGCTAAAGACCCCGCTTTCTACGAGGAATTTATTATTCCTGAACTCGACAAGCGCTTAACAGAGGAATACAAGTATAACGTCAATGAAGCGCAAAGCGAAGAAGCACCAGTCGAGTAAAGCTGTAGTCCCTATTTCTGGGGGAATGGACAGTTCTGTACTGTTACATTTAGCTGCAAGTCAGTATGATGAGATTATAGCAATTAGTTATAATTACGGGCAGAAGCACAAAGATAAAGAGCTCAATTGTGCTGCGCTACAGGTTGAATCGATTGATACACCTGTTGAGCATATATGGGTAGATCTACCGTTTTTTAAGGATATTTGTCAAGTCTCTTCACTTCTTAATAAGAAGATAGCTGTTGCTAAGGCTAAAGATGTAATGGGCGATCCACAGACGGTAAACTATGTTCCATACAGGAATTTAATGCTACTAAGTATTTCACTCGCAATTGCAGAAAACGCAGGGGCTAGTACTGTTTTTCATGGAGCTGCACAAGCTGATAGTGTTGCAGGGTTTTGGGATGGTAGCGAAGAATTTTTAGAGCAAATTAATAAAGTATCGGCTTTAAACCGTCGCAACAGAATCGCTGTGCAAGCACCCTTAATTGATAAATCTAAGGAAGAAATCATAAAACTCGGTATTAAACATGATGTAAATTTTAGTAATACTTGGACCTGCTATGAAGGAGAAGAGCAGGCTTGCGGTGAATGTACAGCGTGCTCTTTGAGGATAAAAGGCTTTATAGATGCTGGGTATATAGACCCGATTTCTTATAAAATTACGATACCTTGGGAGAAATATAACTGTAAAAAGATATCTTAGTTGAGATATGAAACTTTTTGTATCGCTTGTTTAACCGCCATCCACATATCTAAATATTTATAAGTAGCCAGGCGACCTAAAAATATAACATTTTCTTCTTTTCCCGCAAGTTCACTATATTTCTTATAAATCTCTACACCCTCGCCAAACGGAATTGGGTAGAAAGGAATATTATTTTCTGTGTGGTCGATTGAATATTCTTTTGTTATAATTGTCGGACCCTTATGGTCTTTAGTATAATAACTATGATCATAAACACGCGTATAAGGGATGTCAGCTCGATTTTGATTAATAATAAATGTATTCATCTTTTCATAGCTCAAAGTATGTTCAAACTTTAATGATCGGTATGGTAGTCGACCATAACAAAAGTCAAAATATTCATCAATTTTACCTGTGTATATTGTCAGATCTGTATTATACTCTTTCCAATCTTTATTAGTTGTATTAAGATGCACCTTTATATCGCGCAGCATATTCTCAAACATCTTAGTGTAACCCCTTAAAGGTACGCATTGATATTTCTGACCTTCAAACCATGTGGGATTCTCTTTATCTGCTACTTTTGGTATTCTACTTAAAATACTATTAGAAATTTTTTCTAACGGCATACCCCATTGCTTTTCAGAATAGCCCTTGAAGATATATTTTAAAATTTCTTCTTGTGTAAGCTCTCTTCCAAGCTCTTTAATTGTTGTTTTGCTGTATGGTAGCGAGATTAATCCAAGCTCTGTATTGCCTTTAGGTCTAAGTTCAAAAGGAAACCATTCCGTGTAGCGACTTAAAAAGTTAAACACTTCATCGTCATCTGTATGAAATGAATGTGGTCCGTAACTATGTACTAAAGTACCTGCTAAATTAGTGTCATGGCAATTGCCACCTATATGATTTCGAGATTCAAAAATTTCAACATCATGACCTCTTTCTTCTAGCAATACCGCAGCAGTAATACCCGATATACCACACCCAATAACCTTAATCTTCACTAGACTACTTATTATATAAAAGTTATTAAAACAACTCTAGAATTAGTCACTGTAGCTAAAATTGCCTTGGTCAACAGGCCGCTGTCTTAATCCAAATTCTTGCTTAGCCGCTGAATACGCATCATCACCCTCTGGATACTCATCTATTATGGGCTCTTCGCCTGTTCCTTCACCTTCTTTTTTCTCGGCTGCAGGTGTATAACTATTTTTAAATTTTAATGAGTCGATAAAATCTTGAACCAATTCTTTGTCTTTTGCTTTTGCTTCATCATATGCACGAGTTATAGCTTCAACAACTTCATTACGTAGCTCAGGAGACTCATATAGATCTCCCTTAGCAATTGTTATCTCATCCGGAAGTTCTACAAAAATAGGCATCCATTCCTTAATAAATCTAACACCCGAGTTTTTAATAAACGAATTTGCAGCAGGAGCTGCTTGTACTGATGCACCACCTGGTCCGATATCTTTACCCTCGATACCTGAAATGACTGCTTGCTTGACTTGAGCTGGGGCAGCACCAATACCACCCTCCGCATCAACTCTTAAAACATTAAGCAAATTATCAACTATTCTCGCTGTATACTTTGCCTCTGTCCCACCGATTTTAAGCTCACTTTTAATTAAATTTTCTAAATCTGTTCTAAATTTCATCTTACTACCCGGGTAAAAGAGTTTATATTCTTTACCGTCAATAGTATGCAACGCAGGCTTAAAGAGTTTTGTTTGAATTGCTCTTAAAAGGGTATTAGCTACTTCGGCCTTTGACTTTCCTTCTTTTGAAGCAACTTTGCCTATACCATAGCCTTTACCCGGAGCTGAATCGACGTCGCCAGTATACTCTAAATCACCGGTACTATATATAGGTGCTTCCGTTACAACGGTTTTTGCTTTTTTATACGCTTCGAAGATGAGATTTACATCTTTATTCATCTTGAATTATTTAATCTTCTTATTATAATAATTTAGGAGGTAAAACATATTTGCGGCATATTTGGCTCTAAAGAATTTACAAAATACGTAAAGCTCTATAATAGTAATAAGAAAAGAGGTACTTTTTCTTATGGCGGCTTATTGATCGGTCATAAGATACACGCTATTCTTAAGACCCCAGGGGTAACTAAGTTGGCCGATAATCTCATTATTGAATATGGAAAAAAGAAGAGAAAAATAGCAGATTTTGATTTGTTTCTCGGACACACTCAAGCACCGACGTCTGCTAAGAGAACATTTTCGCCCACGACATCTCATCCCTTTCAGTATAAAGACTGGCTTGTTGCTCATAATGGTGTATTGACTAACGATAAAGAGATAAAAGCGCAATTAACCGATAAGAAGTCGTTTAATACTGTCGATTCCTCGGTTATTGCACCTCTTATTCATACCATGTATAAAAAGAGTAATGACGAGGTTGCAGCTATATGTTTCGCTTTATCACAGCTCAAGGGCACATTTGGTGTGTGGATTTATAATCAGAGATCAAGAAATACGTATATAGGTCGTTCGGGTAGTACTGTATTTGCTAATTTTTTAACTAACGATTTTTCATCTATAAAAGAAAAAGGATTTGTTGCCCTAGAAGAAGGTGTACTATATCTTTTAACGCAGGAAGGTATAACTTCAGTAGGTAAGTTTAAAACAAACTCACCATTTTTTACAAAATGAAAATTGCCTTTTATTTCGCAACCCGCGGTGCTAGAGAACGAGAGACGCTTGCTTATAAATCCCTTCAAAGATTAAAAGAAAGAGATTCTAATATTGATATTTTATATAATACAAACAACACAACAGGGCTAAGTATACTATATAACAGTATAATTGAAACGCATAAAACCGATTATACACATATCGTCTTTATACACGATGATGTATACGTCGATGATCTTGGGGTTTGCGAGAAATTAGAGCGGGCGCATACACAGTTTGATATAGTTGGTCTAGCTGGTGGTATTAATCCTGTTATCAAAGAACCTGCATTATGGCATTTAATGTGTGGAGGGTTTCAGAGCGGTAATCTTCGTGGTGCTGTATCTCATCCTTGTGCAAAAGATCAAATTATGTTTACAAGCTTTGGCCCCACGCCAAGCCGTGTTGCTATTTTAGACGGATTATTTTTAAGTGTTGATACAAGAAAAATAAAGTCTGTAGGCTGGAAATTTAATGAAAACTATAATTTTCACCATTATGATATAGCAAGCAGCATTGATGCAAATTATAAGAAACTTAAGCTTGGTGTTGCTCCGATATGGGTGCTCCATAATTCGCCTGGGCTATTAAGTTTTGAAGATAAAAATTTTCGTGAAAGCCAAGAAAAGTTTATTAAAGAATATAGTCAACATTGATTACCGTTAAATTGATTGTATATTATAACTAATGTCGAAGTTAGATCTAGATTATTTTGAATCATTAATAGCATATAAGTCGCTAACTGATGAAACATATCTCGCATCAATTATTGATTATATCAAACCAATTTATTTTAAAAATAAAGACATTAAGGCTATTTTTAGTATTATTAGTGATTTTTATGAAAAGCGTAATACCAAACCTACAGTAACAGAAATTAAGTCTTATCTTATTACCGAAGAGCTTAAAACTTCTCTCAAGAATGTAATTCAACTTTTTAATAATATTGAAAAAAATCTTAATCCTGATGAGTTAGCTACAAATACTGAGACTTTTTTAAAAGAAAAAGCAGTCTACCATACTATGATGGAAGTCGTAGATGACATTAATAAAAGTGAAGTTGATACATCTAAAATTCTTGAAAAGTTTGAAAAGGCGTGTAGTTTATCTCTTACTACTGAAATAGGTTTAGATCTATTTACCGATATTGATCGAGTTATAACAGATTTAAATTCGCATGAAAATTATATTCCCTCTGGATGGAAATGGCTTGATGACAAGATTGGTGGCGGGTTTCTTGAGCAGGGCCGCGCTCTTTACTTGTTCGCTGGAGAAACTAATATAGGTAAGAGTATTTTTTTAGGCAATGTAGCGGTAAATATTGCTAATAAAGGTAAAACCGTATTATTGGTATCTCTTGAGATGCCTGAATTAGTTTATGCCAAGAGGCTCTGTTCCAGTGTATCTAAGATACCACTCAGCCAGCTTAAAATAGAGTCTGAAACGTTAAAAAGCCAAATTAATGAGTATTGTGTTGAGAATCCTAACGCTAAGCTAATTATAAAAGAATTTCCACCCGCGACTATTACAGCAAATCACTTAAGGGCATTTGTCAAAAAACTTATTCAAAAAGGCATTCATATAGATGCTATAGTATTAGATTATGTCAATTTATTACGTTCGACAACAGGGGATAGTAGTTATGAACGTATAAAGATGTGCACCGAGCAGTTACGCGCTCTTTCTTATACATTCTCTTGTCCAATTATATCAGCTACACAATTAAATAGAGAAGGGTATGAGACTACAGATCCCGGCTTAAAGACGATCTCAGAGAGTATAGGCTTAGCAATGACGGGCGACGTTATCTTAAGTATTTGGCAAGAAGATACAGATAAAGAGCTCGGAGTGATAAAAATGGGATTTATGAAGAATAGATTTGGACCTAATTTCGGCCATTGCGCTATGAGAATTGACTATTCAACCTTAACTATTACGGAGGACGAACATATAAACGATACAGAAGCTAGTACATCTTCTATTAGTACTCTATCAAAACTTGCCCTAGACATTTGATTTTTAATAAATAGTCAATAATTAGTTGTTGACTGTGAAAGGGTACGATCCACTAGAACACTTAACAGAATATGAGCAAACACACTTGTTCTTATCTTTTTGTTCATTCGTAACACTTATTAATACAAAAAAACTTAATTTAGCTAATGTTTTTATACACTTATTAAAGAATAAGAATTTAAGAGATTTATTTAAAGAGTATTGCGATCTCAAAAATGATTTTAGCGCTGTTAAATTTTTCTTGCAATTTGACTCTAGCCTATATAAAAGTAAATACATCATGAAATTTTTAAACAGTAATAAGAAAATGTTGACCGTATGAGTAGAGTAATAAAAGCATCAGTTACTTTAGATAAAAAGAGATGTACAGATAAAGCATACTTTGATAAGGCTTACAATAAGTTTAATAGAGAATTTCTTAAATCTGGTGTTTTAGAGGAATTACGTATACGTAGATGTTATTACAAGCCAAGTGCGCTTCGTAAGATTAAGAAGCAAGTGATGAGAAATAAGTGGAAGTTTTACAGTTGATTACAGAGCACGATAAGCGCATATACAATACATATTTAAAGGTATCTCGCGGGAGTAATAATTTACCCTTTAAATATAGAAAAGATTTCGAAAAATTAGACGAAAAAACTTTTGTAGCGATTAAGAAAGTCTCTTCTTTTTTAAGAAAATTTCCACATATAAAAATGGAAGAGTATTTTAAAGCGCCTTATGCTCTTTATCCTGATGAAAAACATTTTCCGTTAGACTATTATTTTACTCTTAAAGCGACTAAAGCATATACCCTTTATAATAAGAAGCAAACTTTGCAAGATCCGGATAGCACAGAACAACTTAATAATATTAAAACATCCTTGGTTTTTATATATAATTTTTGTAAACAAAACAATATATTAGTACCGCAATATATAGATCATAAAACTAATAATGAATATTCTTTTATATTACATCTTAGAGAACATAATATTTGCCTGTATACTCTATTTGGTTATTCTGATTTTGAAAAGCGGATTAAGTCTCGTGATGCTGAAGTCGTTAGATTTATTATAGGTGAAGAGATCTATAATAATATTTCAATGTTTAGAACAAAATTATATAATTCTAGTAAAGCTATGAAATTAGTCGAGCTTGGCTTTAAAAAAATTTCAAATCGTGCTTGATTTATTTTAATAAGCTAGTATCATATAGGGATGAGTACATTTACCAATTCAATGTTTGAAAGTATTAAAGGGGCCCTAACTAAAAATAACGAATCTTCGTCTTCAAAAGCTAAAGATTACTTGCGCTGTGAAGTAGGCAATACATATATTGTCCGCTTACTACCTAACGTTAAAGATCCAACTAAGACGTTTTTTCATTATTATTCTTATGCTTGGAATAGCTTAACAACCGGTCAACTTATTACACTAATTAGCCCTACCACTTGGAATCAGCGCGATCCGATTGCTGAAGAGCGATATCGTGTACTACGCAATGGTACTGAAAAAGAGAAGGAAAAGGCTCTGGCTATTAAACGTAGAGAAAATTGGCTAGTTAGTGTTTATATTGTTAATGATCCCGTAAATGCAGATAATAACGGAAAAGTAAAGCTGCTTCGCTTCGGTCGTCAGCTTCACAAAATTATTATGGATGCTATTGAGGGTGAAGAAGCCGCTGATCTCGGTCCGCGTATTTTTGATCTCTCTCCTAAGGGGTGTAATTTGAGAATTAAAGTAGAGAAACAAGGTGATTATCCTACATATGTTTCTTCAAAATTTTCCGCTCCTAAGGAAATTGAAGGTCTTGATGAAGATGCATTCAAAAAGATCTACGGCAATGCATTTGATCTCGAGTCATATGTTAGCGTTAAAAGTTATGACGAATTAAAGGAATCACTTAATGCGCATTACCATGGTACAAAAGACCCGGAAGATGCTGAAAGTATAAGTGAAGTAGTCGAGAAAAAGACTTCTGCACCTACGCCCGTAGTTGCCGTTACGGCTAAAGTGAGTAAAAAAGCTGAAACGGACGAAGATGACTCTATTAGCGAACTGCTAAAGGATCTCTAATTAATGGACGACACTTTTAAGGAATTAACGCCTGAAGAGATAAAGCTGGCGGCCCTGCAGTTTATGGGGCAGCACCTTACAGGCGATTTAAAAGAACTTAATCGTAATATTATTGGGCAAAATGCTACCCTAAGAGGTATGACATTAGATCCAGCGCATGTTTTAAATTCGGTTCCTGGTGCCCTATCAGCTCCTGCAGTTGTTAATCACGTACCTATACAACAGCCAATGCATACAGTTGTTAATGCAGGGATTAATATGCAGCAACCCTTGACGCCTATTCCTGTGCAGCAGCAGTCTGACCCTAATCAATTAGAATTTAATTTCGAAAGCTCACCTCTTTCGAAGCAAATATTTGACCTTATTGATAGAATGGATAGAAAGCTTGATAAATTAATCAGTTTAATAAAAAACGATTGATTTGTATGTATAAAGAGGTTATATTATTATAATGACCTTAAAGGTTTCTAGTAAAGAAAAGTTTTTAAATAATTTTTTAACGCCGTTAAGTAGAGTATCAGATAGCGCTGTAATTAAAATTGATAATAAAAAAATAACTTCATTAATATCGACTAGCGATAATACAGTAATTGTATATGTCGAACATACTGAAGAAACAAATACATCTACTAATACGTTAAATGTACCTGATCTTAAAAAGCTTTGTAGAGTTATATCGTGTATTGAAGAAGAGTCGTTCGATCTAGATATATCATCTAATTTTATTGGCTATAAGTCGAATAGCGTTAGATTTAAGTATCATCTTTATGATGATAATATTATTTCCTCACCCAAACTTAATGTAGAGAAGTTAAATCAATTCGAGTTTGATGGTAAATTTACCTTACTTTACCCTGCAGTAATGAACCTCATAAAAGGTAGTTCTGTTAGTACAGATACAAATAAAATATATATTTCTGTTAAGGATACTGTTGTTTACGGTGAATTAACAGATAAAATGAGACCGAACATAGACTCATATGGTATTAATATTTCCAATAATTATCAAGGAACACAGTTTGCACTAGCTATACCGTTGAATTTTGAGATATTTAGAATAATTTCTTCTATGAGATTTAAAGAGATAAACTCACAAATAATAACTAAAATGGGAGTAGTTACGCTTGATCTAAACCTTGAAACATCTGCTTTTAAGTTTATTGTATCGGCGCTTTCAAACTAATGAGCAAGAATAAGCTTAGAACCCCAAGTTACTTTATTAAACGGCTCCGTGATAATGGGTTTATAGTTATAAAGATTTTTGCTGTTTATGCAAAATCAGATCCTAGACAGTGGTCGATAATGGTTAATCCTAGTGAAACTTCTGTACTTATTACATGCTATCGTAATAAAGATACACTCAATGAAGTGGTATTCGAACTACACGATGGTGGCCGTCGTATACCTAAGAATATGTTTATTAAGACAGATAGTATTGAAGTAATTATTGAATATCTCATTAGACATGGTGTATCAAACAGCGCTGATTATCATGGTCGCGATAGATATATGACAAAAAGATTAAATAATTATGATGAAAGACAAACGATCATCAAAGAATAATAATAAAAGCTTTGACCCTAACGAGAATAAAGAAGTCAAAGAACTTACCCATCGCGCTCTTATTTCATTTCTTCGCGATCAAATGAAGGATCGTGTAGCCAACAAAAGAGATCTCGATGCGTTAACGAGTACAATATTAGAATTTTTAAATAGCTTTATTTTAATTGGTTATAATTTTGACGGCGAGCCAGTTAATTTAATATCTGCGCACAATCAGCAAGAAGCTGACTCCTTGGGGGCTCTTATTAATAAATTTCTTTTTAATTCTCAAAAGGATAATAATCCTGGAGAGTAATTTTTTTTAATATAAAATATATTTGTGTCTAGTATATTAGTTATCGGCCGCGGCTTTATTGGTACGAAGCTATATACCTATTTAGCAGAAAAGAAATTATCCGTATTATCTATTTCGCAGAAAGTTATTAACTATACAAATGAGCAAGACTTATTTGAGTATCTTAAAAAAAATAATTTTAGTCATGTAATAAATTGTTGCGGGTATACCGGAGTGCCTAATGTAGACGGTTGCGAACTTAATAAGGATATGTGCTGGAAGTATAACGTCACAATCGCTAGCACAATTGATAGAATTTGCGCGCAATTTAATATAAAATGCATGCATGTTTCAAGCGGGTGTATATATTCAGGATATGAAAAAGAATACGAAGAGACTGATATACCTAATTTCGGTCTGTTTAACTCAAATTCAAGCTTTTATTCAAAAAGCAAACATGCATTCGAGACGGTATACAATAAAAATAATTCAGCTATTTTACGTATTAGAATGCCGTTTACTCCATTAAGAGAGAATAAAAATTATCTCTATAAATTATTAAAATATGATAATCTTATTAGCTATAAAAATAGCCTAACTTCTGTTGAAGATTTATGTGAATTTATATATAAGTTTGTAGACGCTTTTGCCCCCGGTATATATAATGTAGTAAACCCTAATCCGTTAGATGCACAAGAGATTACTAGTATTATGAAAAAATACGGAAAAATAAACGTAAATTGGAAATTTGTTGAAGTTAAGAATCTCAACATTATTGCCGGTAGATCTAACTGTACACTATCATCTAATAAGCTCAAATCTCTCGGTCTATGTCTACCTGATTCACATGCATCATTAGATAAATGTATAAAGGAGTTATAATGTTTTCGTTTCTTAAAAATGACCATCCACGTCCTAAGATTGTATATGCTGTAACAGGCGGCAAATATCTCGGAGAGTTGCTGGTCTTTATGGAAAAAAACGATAGTACGTATTCCTTTCTTGCATTACCTGAAATGGTTATCCGCGAGGTACCGGCTGATAAGTTTAAGTTTGGGTTAACCGAAAAAATAATAGATATCGTGCAGAAGATACCAACTGATGTGTATAGTGTTTGTAAGGCACAATATACCAAAAATAAGAGTTTAATTACTAATACATTAGCTTAAATAATAATATGGACTTAATTACGCCGAAACCTATTGTCTCACCTATAAGCGGTCAAACGATCAGACCACGTCTTAAGACCTATATTCGTGAAGGTAAAGAAGTTGTTGAAGCCGAATATATTGATCCCGCTAGCGGTACATTTATACGTAAGGGTGTTGTATCTATTAGGGATTTGCCAAAACCCGAAAATAAGCAGTAATTAAAGCTTGTTTTTTGGTATTATATTCTTTATACTCATACTGTGCTAATACCGTTCGAATATATACTGCAAAAATTTTACCAATACGCAGGCTACCCACAATTTAAAAAATCTAGTAATACGTATATTGCAGGCTGCCCTATTTGTAGAGAAGGGTCATCATGGGGTAAGAAAAGACGATGTATATATATTGTTGAAGACAACGCTATTTGCTGTCATAATTGCGGGTGGTATAGCGATGCTATAAAATGGATAACTGAAGTAGCAGGGCTAACATTTAATGAGATTTTAAATGAAGCAAAAGAGTTTGATATATTACCTCTAGAGGTTATTAAGAGTAACGATGCCCCGGTAAAAGCTAAACCCGTTGAAAGGCTTCCACTTGATAGTATAAACATATTTGACGAAAATCAGATTAAATTTTTTGAAAATAATAACATTATTAATGATGCGATAGATTTAGTGAAACAGAGAAGAATAGACACCGCAATTAATAGACCCGATACACTCTGGGTATCGCTAAAAGATAAAGTACATAAGAACCGTATTATAATACCGTTTTACGATGAGCATAACAATATAATCTTTTATCAATCTCGATTAATTTATAAAGAAGATATGCGTCTGTATCCTAAGTATTTAAGTAAAATAAACGGTGAAAAATCGCTATATAATATTAACAAGATATCACAAGATCTAGATTATATTTTTGTTTTCGAAGGACCTATAGATTCATTTTTTGTTAAGAATGGAACTGCTGTATCAGGCATTCAAGAAAATAGTAGTAACACTTTCTCTTTATTACAAGAGCAGCAATTAGCGCCTTTTAGATTTTATAAAAAAATATGGGTACTCGATAGTCAGTGGCAAGACAGCGCTAGTAAGACAAAAACACAAAAACTTATTGATAGCGGCGAAACGGTGTTTATATGGCCTGAAGAGCAAGGAAAAAAATATAAAGATATCAATGATCTCTGTATTGCTGAAAAGCTTGATAAAATCGACCCAAGCTTTTTTATAGACAATTCTAGTAGCGGGATTAAAGCTAAGCTACAGATGTCAGTTATTTATCGTTAGCAGAAATTAAGTAGCCCTTAAGCGACTCGCTCAAAGAGCTTAATTCTGCAGCAAGCCTTGCGATCTTCTTTTTTTCACTTCTTGCAATGTCTTCAAACATTGAATCACAAGCTGCAGTATGGAGCTGTACTTGCATTGATGAGGGATCTGTACTATTTAAATACTTAATAAACTGGTCTATGTGAGCAATCCATTCCGTAAGCTTTTGAACTTGCTCTTTTTTGCGATGATCGACAATCTGCTCCCGGCCACCCTGTACATCAAAATCATTTGGCTTAGCAGTATCTAATGATTGCGCCATTGCTTCTTTGTCATTTTCTGGAGCTGCAACAGGTGCATCAGCATCTGCTTCTAAAACTAAACTAAATTTACGTTCAAAAGTGTTCATACTATTATTTATTATAGGATGAATAAATAATCATGTGAAAAGAAAGCTTTTATTTGAGGAAGTAATGAGCTACAACAAGTGGACGTCTGGCATGGCTTCAAGAGAGCTTGGTGCGCAAAGAGTTACATTAAAAGACTTATTTGATAAAAATGTTAGTCAATTTCCTGACGACGCTAAAGCAGAAAAAGCTCTGCCATACCCTCTCCCTAGTGTAATAGAGCAGCTTGGTGAGCTCTATATAAATGCTGGTAATGCTAAAATGCTGTTTAAAAATTCACTTAATAATCCTGTTATACAAAATAATAAAGAAGCCAAAGAACAGGTTATTATGGTGGTGTCTAAGTTATCTAATATTATTAATGAGCTCAAAGGTATATTTGGTGCTACTGCAAAACCGGTTGCAAAAAAATAATCTAATAGTATAATATATAGATGTTAAGACGAATCTTTACCCAAGTTGCAATACTTGTATCTATCGCATCACTTACAGCTATTATATTGAATCATTTTGGTATAAATATTTTTGCTAGTTTTTTTGTAGGTATTGTTATACAATTTCTTGCTTATTATACATTTATTATAACTCTAAATACATATGTTGCATTAAAAAACAAGGAGCTTGATAATGAGAGATTAAAAGAATTATCATATCAGGGTCTAGGTGTTACATGTCCTTGTTATAAACAAATTAACGATTTTATACCTGTGAGATTAAACACCCCAACTTACTATAGGTGTTCGGGGTGTAGTAAAGCCATCAGTGTGCTTATTAATACAGAAACAGCAGTTGTAACAGAACCGCAAGATTCAAGCATACAGCATATGAATGCTATACTCGGTAAAGGAATACAGAATGCAAATCCCTGAAAGCATTAATAAATTAACTAAAGACGTAGAGGCAGATAAATTTAATATATTAACGAGGCCTCAAGATCTTCCTATCGAGGAGATTATTTTTGCTATTAAAAAATCTTTAACATCAAAAACATTATCAGATTTTGAACACGGTTTAGCATTTTACAGAAAAGATATTAGTTCAGATAGACAAGTCATTAAAAATTTCATTTATTTATTGAATGAATACTTAGATCGTGCAATTAAAGAAAGCGATATTAACGTTGATTATAGAGATAATATTTCCTTTAACGCAAAACAGTTAATTGAGAGTATAGGTACAAATATTGACGCATTATACAATATTTTATTTAACTTAAACCAACAAAAGAATTTACTTGACGTTAATAATATTACCTTCATAATACTTGGATATGCAATCGGACTTATCAAAAAAATACGTAATAGTTGAAACAGAAAAAAATAAACATAAACTAAAAGCAAGTGAATATGCTAGGTGGTTATGTTTAATTGAGGCTTTAGATATTATATCTAGAAAGGCTACTCAATTTAAAATGGACCTTCACGGTAAAGATGTTGATTGGGTTAAGCCTTTAGCATTTCAGAAATATATTACGGAGAGGTATGAATCGATGATCGACGAAGTATCATCTAACGAAGGTATAAAATTAACTTTAAGAAAACCAAAATGCACTACATCATTGGAACCAACTTTACAGTAAATCCTAATCCTAGTAAATCTGGGGTGAGAGATAAACGATTTAAACCAGGGAATAGCTATAGCCTTTTGCATATTAGCAAAAAGCAAGATAAAGCCCTCTACACTTTTATAGGCGCTGATCGATCAAGATTTGATGTCGAATTTAATAGTTGTAGAGACGCAGATGTGTTTATATCAAGAATCCGTAATGAAAATATTCCGAATTACGATGTATCTTCTTCTGTTATTGATACTGTTACTGATGATTAATAGTAACCACCGTAAACATCACCGTAATTAGTCTGTGTATAATCAAAAATCTTTTTGGAATCGTTATCTACGCTATTTGAATATGGTTTAGTCGCTCCAGAAGCTGTTGGATTTTGTGTATCATCAAATATTTGATCGTTCTGTGCCTCTGGCGTAACACCTGGTTCAAAAGAATATTCAAATCTTTTCGCCTTTATTAACCATACATAATGGCCCGCTAGTGGGTTAATTTGTGCAATATCTTGATCTAACCGCTGCGTTATTTCATAGATATTACCGTTTCTACCCCCTGGTCTATCACTCCCGTATTCTGTTAATTGGAACAAATCGCCAGACTTAGGTTCAGCACCATATCCAAACGTTTCATAAAATGCACTTATATGAACAAAAGCAGTAACTTCATCATCAGAAACAAGTCCAAATTTACTTAACATTAATGCATTTTCATTTAAATTGATTGCAATAATTAAGTTTACTGGCGGTGAATATCTTTGAGTTGTTTGCTCACCGTAAAGCATATCTGCACTTAAAGTTGTAGTATTATTAACAATATAGCCAACCTTCTGTCCATATAAGTTAATTTGCTCTCTCCAGTAATTGGAAACTATATTTCTTTCATCTGCATTTTTAGATTTATCCGTATATCTTACGCAGGTATTATCTTCAAAAGGAAAAGGATAAACCTTGGGATCGATATTACCTGTATAATATTGTACTGACATATTATTTCTCCAGAACTGGTTTACCTATAGCAGGATCAAAACTTATACTAATACCTGTATTACCTAATTTCTTAGGCGTAGTACTTGCATACTTTAAATTAAACTCGTCTTCTATCTGCCTTACTTCTGCATTATTTAAAACTATCTTTCCGCTCTTTTTACGTAGTAAGCTCTCAACTTTTTGGTTTTTTAAAATAGTTCTATGAGCTTTTGGTACAAATCTTGATTGCGATGGTAGTGTTGTACCGACACCTTCATGACGTTTTTTTACAAAATCACCCTTACTATTAAATTTACGCCAGTGGTCTTTAAAAGTATTCACAATTATATTTAAGCAAAAAAAAGGGCCTTAATTTGATTTAAGGCCCTAATTTTTACTATTTTTGACTTAACTAATTATTTTAAACCAGCTAAGTAAGAACCAACTTTTGATGTCTTGCTAGCTACAACGTTAGCCTTGCCCTTTGGTGATGTGGGAGCACCGCCCTTAACACCAGCACCAACTAAGGCATGACCTTTTTCACCGTCATTACCGACCTTATCGGTAACTTTAGCATCGCCAGCACCGCTTGAGACTAAACTCTTTGTTACATCGCCGACCTTATTATCCTTCTTCTGAAGGCTCTGTCCGGCTGAAGCAGGAACTTCCTTAAGTTCAGTAGCTTCTTTAGCAACTTCATCTTTTTCTTCTTCATCTTTTTCTTCGTTAGCTTCATCAGAAACACCTTCTTCACCGGTGCCTTCTTCATCGTTAACTTCACCTTCACCAGAAGTCTCTTCTGCACCTGCATCGAGAACTCCGTGAAGCATATCACAAAGCTTTTGAGCAACATCACGTGGTAGTGTCAATGTTACTTCTTCGCCGCCAGCACCTTCTTCGGTATCGCCGGAAGGAAGACCAAGGGCTTCGGCATCATTAATACCAGCGTCTTCTTGCTGATCGGACATTACATCCTCATATAGTTTATCAAAAATAGATTTGTTCATAAAAGTATTTATTGTTCGTACCTCTGTTTTTTCAAGGTTTTGTGAGAATTTTTTAGGGTCATAAAAATTTTCTTTTTTTGTTGTTTTAGGATCAACAATATCCTTTTTAAAACCGTCAGCATTTTCAGGTCCTGACTTTTTATTTGTAAAAGCATTCTTATCCGCCTCGACTTCTACGGGCTTTTTATCTGTAGCGAGCTTAAATGTCCCTTTTGGCGGGAAAACAGACTTCTTTTCTTCAATAACTGACTTCTCATAGAAGTCACCCATTTCAACTAGCTCTCTTGTACGGTTCATATTAAGTATTTATGTCATATATGCCTAAAAAACCAGAAACTAAATTTTATTTAGGTAATCAAAACCTACCTACAGCAGATACAGCTTTTGACTATGCTTCACACCCCGAATGGGTAGACGATATTGCAAAGTCAAGAAAAAATATACTCTATTTTGCAGAAAACTTTTTCTTTATTACAAATCTTGATGAAGGTAAGATGAAGATTAAGCTTCACAGTTATCAAAAGCGTATATTGAGAAGTCTAAGAGATAGCAGATTTGTATGCCTATTAGCATCGAGACAGGTGGGAAAGACAACTCTCATGACAATATATGCGCTATGGATTGCTTGTTTTTTTGAGGACCAACGTATTCTTATTGTCGCTAATAAAGAACAAACCGCTATTAATATTTTTAAGAGAGTTCGCTTAGCTTACGAAAAACTACCAAACTATCTTAAACCAGGAACCGTAGAATATGGTAAAACATCAATGTCCCTGGGTAACGGATCTAGTATAGGTATTTCGACAACTAGTAGCGATGCAGGTAGAGGTGATAGCTGTAATGTTCTTATCTTAGACGAGCTAGCATTTATTGACAATCACCTTGTAGAGCAGTTCTGGAGCTCTGTATATCCAATTATTTCATCTTCTAAAAAGTCTAAGATATTTGTAGCGTCAACGCCAAACGGTACAGGTAATCTCTTCCACGATCTCTACACTGGTGCTATTGAAGATAAGAATGATTGGAAAGCAGAAAAGGTTGATTGGTGGGAATTTCCTGGTCGCGATGAAGCTTGGAAAGAAAAGACTATTCGTACTTTGGGTAGTAGAGAAGTTTTTGATCAAGAGTTCGGAAATGTATTTTTACAGACCGGAGAAAGCGCACTCGATGAGCACCTCTTCGAAGCTATGAAAGCAGAATGTAGTGAACCGAGTTTTGTGTTTGATGAAGGAAAATATTTAATGTGGGACGAGCCCTCACAAGATAAAATTTACGTTGCAGGGGTTGACGTAAGCGAGGGAGTAGGAGAAGCTGCAAGTGTTATCCAGGTACTTGATATTACTGACTTGAGAGAAATAAAGCAAGTTGCGTGTTATCATGATCGCACTATAAGTCCATATAACTTTACAACCAAGCTTTATGAAATATTAAAACACTGGGGATCACCCCTGGCAATGATAGAAAGAAATAATTGCGGTGCACAAGTTGTAGATCAATTAAAAAATACCTTGAACTACGAGAATATAGTTTCATATGGAATAAAAGCTGGGCCTGTAAACTTTAATAAAATAGGAGTACAAGCACATACCAACACAAAATATAAAGGAGTAATGAATATGCGCTATTGGATGAGCGAGTTAAAAGTTTTACGCATAAGAGATTTTAAAACGTTAAACGAATTAAAAAATTTCGTACGCTACCCTAACGGTACTTGGGCTGCAAAACCTGGAGCTGATAACTGGGATGATAGAGTGATGAGCCTGATGTGGGGGTTAATGATTTTAGAAAACGATTTAGTTGAAAAATATTTTGAAATAGCAGAATATGATAGCAATAGAAAACCACTTAAAGTCAAAGCATTAGACTACGGTATCAGATATTTTGTAAATCCCGCTTCTATTTACAATAACGAAAAAAACGGTAATTCGCCAAACTTTCCATCTCTACCAATTGTTATTCAGGGTGATAATTCTCAAGATTTTAATGAAATCAGTGATTTAGAATCACAGGGGTGGAAAAGATTATAGATAAATATATTATATGACTAATACAGTCCCGTATGCTCAAAGCCCTTTCAATAAATCTCGTAAAGATAAATTTTTACTTGTTTTAAATTTTCCTGACAGTTTAAAATCTATCTCTAAAAAAATCGAAAGAAACAACGTATCAATACTCCCCGATTCAATACAATTCTCTGTTTACGGTGCAATAGTTCCGGATATTGATATACCAGCTACAAATATTCCTTATGCAGGACAAACATATGTAGCTTCAAGTCATGTGAGACCCCCATATGCAGCATGTACTGTTAATTTTACAATAGATAACAGGTTTAATAATTATTGGGCCATATATAAATGGCTTAATATTTTAAACGATAGTAAAACAGGCTTAGTAGATAACGAGAATATATTAGCCACTGCAAAAACAAATAATTTAAAATATGCAGCGGACATATCTATTTTTGCATTAGATGAATATGATAAAAGAGTTGTTGAGTTTGTATACAATAATGCCTTTCCTACTTCTTTAGGTGGTATTGATTTTAATAACCGCGATGGCGGTGAAATTGAGACCTCTTTTACATTTAATTATTCTAAATTATTAGTCTCTTTAGTGGAAACTGTAGATAGTTTGTAAAAAAATTAAAAGTTTTATCTCAAAAAACATAAATACTTTATATGGCACGCACAATCCAAAGCCCTGGTGTTGAAATTAATGAATTTGATCTATCGATAAGAAATGTTGGCTCACCAGCAACAACAGTATTTATCCCTGGTTTTGCAGCAAATGGACCCAGCTCAGAGCCAATTAGTGTAACATCAATTTCAGAATTTGAATCAATCTTCGGTACACCTACAAATTCTGCAGAACGCTACTTTTATCACACTGTTAAGGCTGTCTTACAGTCACCTGCAAGTGTTCTTGTATACCGTCTTCCTTATGGTGAAGGTACAGGGCTAGATACAAGTGATGAATATAGCGCATTAGTTTATCCAGTTGGAACATATAGCCCTTCGCAAGACGTTCTCGGTACGAGCTTAACGCCCTCCGATAGTGTATATTTATTCGGATCACCAACACATCTTAAACTTACACAAGGTGAATATCTTTCATTACTCAGGGGCGATGCCTTTACGTGGGCTACTGATACACAAGGAGTTGTATATTTTACAGATCTTGGCACATTAAGCGCAGCTGGTATGATAGTTCTCAATAAAGCACAATCAACAATTAACTCCAAATTTGAAGGAACATACCTTGGTATAATTGATAATACTAATTTAAACCCTGCAACACCGTTTAACGATATTAATTCTGTACTTTCAATTAATTCTGAAGCCGCATCCATATCAAACAGCGAGTTCTTTACTGAAGGTGCTTATGTTGAAGTACCTGATGTGAGGTTAAACTTTACTCTTTCTGCCGATTCAGGAGCTCTACAAGGTAGCGTTTCCGAAGTTCTTGAAAACATTGCATCTTTTGATATATCATCCGATAGATACGATGATACAATTATAATGGGTGTATTTAAATTAAGACAGTCTGTCTTCTCTCCCGATACTATCGCTTTAGACTATATCTTACAAGAAGGTTATACTGGCTCGTTAGATGCTAATAGACAAATTAATAGCGAAAATGGTGGTCCTGCTATTAGCTTTTTCGTAGAAATAGCTGATCAAGCTTCAACCAATATTACAACAATTATTAACCCTTATATTTCTAATAAAAATAGTACAACATGGTTAAATATGTCTGGAGCACCTACTAAAAAAGTTCGCTTTTTAAGTCAGCAGCTCGTTACACCTCTAGATGGTGAAACATATAACGAATATCTAACTCGTGTTGGAGCGCCTTCAGCAATTGTTATCGGAGCAGCTGGTATTTACGGCCAGACAAACTCTCTTTTTGCATTAGGAGATTATAGTAACCAAGATCTCTCAACAAAAGTCATCGGTAATGTACCTGCTAAAGTAACTCTAGCTGCGGAAAAGATGAGTAATGTTGATCTATTTCCTCTAACAATTACCACTGAGGCTGGCTTGGGAACAATTTACGCCAATTCATTTAACCCATCAACTTATGGTTATTTCGACGATACTGTCCCCTATAAATCACTTGTTGATGCACTGACTATTCAAAATCCACCTACAGCTCCCGCTCCTGCAGTTAGATATACGGCTGTAGCAAATGCTTTTCTAGGTTTAGCAGAGTCACGAAAAGACCATATGTTTATTGCCGATGCATTAACAAATATATTTGTACAAGGCGCTAATGTCAAGACTTTAGATCAACCAAATACATCGTTTTCAACCAATATTTACTGGCCATTAAGAAATCAATTTGCTGCTATTAATACTAGCTATGCCTGTGCTTTTGCAAATATTGTTAAAGTAGCTGATATAGGAACAAACCAGCAAATTTGGGTTCCTTTTTCTGGGTTTGCTGCAGCTGCAATGGCTAATACCGATAATAACTTCCAACCATGGTTCGCTCCTGCAGGATTTACCCGTGGCGTGCTAACAGGAGTCTCAGATCTCGGAGTTTATCCTAAGCAGAAAAATCGTGACAATATATACAAAATCAGTCTTAACCCTGTTGCGTTTTTCCCTTCTGAAGGTTATGTGATCTTCGGTCAAAAAACACTACAAAAAATACCAAGCGCATTTGATCGTATTAATGTACGCAGGTTATTCCTAAGTTTAGAAACATCAACAAGAGATACAGTTAAGTATTTCTTATTCGAACCGAATACATTGTTTACCCGTACACAGATTATTAATAGCTTAACACCAATATTTGATAATGCTAAAAATACACAAGGTATATACGATTATCTCTTAATTTGTGATGAAAGAAATAATACACCAGCTGTCATCGATGATAATACAATAGTCGTTGATATCTATGTCAAGCCAGTAAGAGCCGCAGAGTATATCCTCTGTAATTTTTACTGCACAAGAACAGGTACAACTTTCCAGGAGATTGTAACCTAACGGATAAATAATTTTATGGCAGACGTAAATCAACTTATTACCGACTTCTACAGAGTAGCATCAAATCGTGAGTTTGCGCGTGATTTTAACTTCAGAGTATTATCAATTAATACTGGCGGCGCAAGTACCGTTACATTTGATCAAGATGACCTCGTTTACGTAAAGACTGCTACTCTACCTGCCCGTTCTATTAAAAATGTAGAAGTACCTTATATGGGTTTAAACTTCAATCTTCCCGGTGTATCACAGTATCCTGGTAGCGATGCTTATGATTTAACATTCTATGCAGATGCAAATTCACAAATCCGTCAAAAATTTGAACAGTGGTCACAGGATATCTTTAACGACGGTACATCAACCGGAAATTACTTTGCACCAAAACAAACAGCTATCATTGACCTCGTACAGCTCGACAATCAACTTAATAAAATTGCACAGTATCAATTAGTAGGCGTTTCTGTAAGAAACGTTGGCCCTATTCAATACAATATTGCTACCGGTACCGGCGAAACAATCGAATTTACTGCTACTGTATCATATCATTACTGGCGTAACATCGGATAATTTAGACGCTCCATTAAATAATTAAGTGAATAATCCGTTCACTGATGCTCTTAATTCCTTAGGTAATAATTTTACTGGATTGGTAGATGGTACCAACCCCGCGTTTGCTCCACAAGTATCCAGCTTATTTGGATTTAATATTCCCGGTGTACCTTTAATTAGTCCTCGCGACTATTTTCTTGTACAAATGGAGTCTTGGTTTACAGCGATTCCTAATTCTACGCAGTGGGTTATAGTTATTGATAGATACCCACCGGCAATTAGAACAAGCATATTACAAGGCTTAGAACGAGTAGATGGAAGTAAAAAAGGGTTTAATGTAGATACAGCAGTTAATATATTAAAGAGTTTTCCGCTTCAAAAAATTGTGGGATGCTTGTTCGCTCATGAAATTACAATTCCAACAGAACAATTTGATATTAAAAGCGCTTCCGTTGATAATAATCGCGGATTTTTACCCGGTATACTCGGGGGTGGGAGAAATACAGAACCACCTTCCCTTGTAATTGATTTTAAAGAAACAAATACATCCTTTATCGACTTCGTTATCCGCCCTTGGGTCATTCTGGGGTCACATTTTGGAATGACTGCACGTCCTGGCGACGTTAATGGTAAAAAAGATTTTCGTAATATGAAAGTAAATATGACTCTGTTACAATATACCCGTACTTTTAACGGTATCTCCATGATACCTAGAAAAGTATTCAGCTTTTTTAATTGTATGCCCTATCAAGTCAGCGAACAGTCCTTAGATTATACTGATGAGAGACTTATAACATATCAAACTCGCTGGACATACTCCAATTATACTGTTGAAAACAATCTTTACTTGCCTATTGCTGATATTGTGAATAGAATAAGCAATGGATCTATTCCAAGGGTTACAAGCTTCCAGAACGGAATTGGTAGTATTAATCCCTTAGGCTTTTTATAATGTCATTTTACATAAATTTTTACATACCTACACAAAAAAGAAATGTCAAGATAAGAGAATTATCTTTCGCACATTACAAGACCATTAATAAATTTTTAATTAACAACAACAATCAGCATATTGCAGATTATTTTGATGGGATTCTTAAAGAATGTCTTGTTGATAGTGAAGATTTTAATAGTTTTACAAGTTTCGATAAATTTTGCGCACTTCTCTTATTGCGTTGTATATGCATTTCTCCTGATATTGAGTTTAAAAGCGGTATAACCAACAATAAAGCATCTATATTACCCTTTTTACAAAAGTGTATTGATTTTAAGACAGACTTTACTGAAACAATTACTATAGATAATCTGGATATACAATTGACATTACCAAAAGTATTAAATTTTGAAACGATTTTTGACGTTCTTCATGATTCCATTTCAAAAGTCTTTTTTAATAAGAAAGAAATTGTATATCCACCAAACAGAAACGATTTATTAGAAATGCTGCCCGCAGAAGTAATGACCCACCTAAAGAAATTTAGCGATAAAATGACTGAAGAATTTAGATCTTTAATTTTAGATATTGGCATACAACAAGATACTAAAATTTCATTATCTCCCTATAACCTTTCGCTTTTGGAGATTTTAAAAGCGCTTTTTACTGCTAATTTAAAAAGCATTATCGAGCTTCAATATGTTTTAGTAAGTAAAATATTTTACAGTCCTGAATATATCGACAAAAATACGTTGGCCGAAAATTTAGTTTTAGTTAATATATATGAGACAGAGATAAAGAGCTTAAAAGAAGAGCAAACCAAAGGGCTTGAAAACCCGTTAGCTGTAAATAAATAGCTTTATGGAGAAATTATCCAGCGCCCTTAATTCATTAGATAGTCTTACTAAAAGTTACGAAATATTTGTACCCTCTCTGAATCGTAAGGTTAAATTTAAAGGACTTAACACCAAGCAACAGAAAGATGCTGTAAAAAGCGCATTAGAAAAAACATCTGCAGGTTTATCTTTCTCGCTTTTATTAAATTCGATTTTAAAAGAAAATTGTCAAGAAAAAGTAGAATTTTTACTAACTGATCGCAGCTATATAGCTGCATGCTTGCGCGTTTTATCTCTATCACCGATTTACGGAAAAGACGAAAATAAGCAAGATCTCACATTTGTACTCACTAATAATATTCCTCTCCCCGTAGAGTTAAAGACAGCTGAAATTAGTGAAGATAATATTAAACTCACGCTTTCTATACCCACTTTTATTCGTGATAGTATAGTCAATATTGAAACAAAGAAAAAATTACTACCTTTACCTGATAACGATGATCTACCCAAAGAGGTTGTTGGTGAGATTTATATTAATGAATTAGTCAAGTATATAGATAAGCTTACCATTGTCGATAACGGTGCTGTAACCGATATAAATTTTGATGAATTAACTGTGCTTCAAAAAGTGCAACTAATAGAAAAACTACCTTTAACAGTTAATACAAAGCTATTAGACTATATTAATAGGGTGAAACTGTTTGAGAGAAAATACTTTACGCATAATGATAATGTAGTTGATGTCAGTGTTGACCCTACGCTTTTTACTGTTTAAACAGTAGAAATTGTTAAATATTATTAATGAACGAGAATGCTCTGGAAAGCAATATACTTGACATCAGTAACAAATTGGATATTGTCGTCGCTTTTCTCTCTAAAAATAAAAAAACAGATAATGGTGATGAAAAAGCGTCCTGGTTTGATGCTGTAAAAAATACTTTCTCTAATCAAGATAAAGATCAAGAGAAAATTAGAAGATTAAAACAAAAGCAAAAAACGTATCAAGCAGTGCCCATAGTAATTGATGGCATTACAGTGGATGGGAAAAAAGAAATTGCTAAAGTTCTAAAAGGCACCACATCTTTTGCTGTTGAAACAAAAAAAGAAGAGAAAAAACCCTTTCCCTGGCTGTTTGTTGGTACTGTAATTGCTGGTCTAATCTCAGGGCTTGTAAAATTCTTATATGGATACATAAAAAATTTCTATACAGTTCTAAAAACTATTTTTTCCAGCTTCAAGGGTTGGTGGGAAGTCTTAAAGGTGGGGGCAGGAGATTGGTTTCTCAAAATAACCGGTGCATTTAAAGAAGATGGTATTTTTGGTAGGTTATGGAAATGGATTAAAGGACTTTTTGCAGAAGAAGGTATAATCGGTAGCACATACAGGCGGTTCAAAGCTCTATTTACTGAAGAGGGCGCCATAGGTAAAATTATTAAGAGCATGGAGGGGTTATTTGCTGAAGAAGGCGTTATTGGCGGTGTGGTCAAAAGAATACGAGCACTTTTTTCAGAAGAGGGAGTATTAGGTAAAATATTCGGTAACATAAAGAGTTTTTTTGCAGAAGAAGGTACAATTGGTAAATTATGGGCAGGATTTAAAGGTCTTTTTGCAGAAGAAGGTATAATTGGTGGGTTTATAAGAAGTATAGGTAACGTTTTTAAAGAAGAAGGTATAATTGGTATGATTTTGAGTAAGGTACGTGCAGTAAAAGATACATTATTCGGCTGGGCAGAAGGTATCTTTAAATTATTTGAGCCTTTTTTAGGAGTTTTTAATAATGCATTCAAGTTTATAGTTGAAAGTCCAGTTTTTAGACTTGCAGAAAAGGCATTTTTCTGGATTTTTGCATTAATTGATGTGGCAACGGAGACTTTTAAATCAGTTATGGAACAAGGTGCTAATCTTAAAGCAGTTTTTGATGGTGTTTTAGGCGGGTTCTTAAAATTCATTACTTTTGGTCTTGTTAATTTTAAAGTGGTTAAGGAATATACAGACAAAATTATGAAAGCATGGAAATCCGGTAATGTTGTGGAATCAGTCTTACGTTCTTTGGCATTATTACCTGAGCTTTTGGGCGATGCTCTCGGTCAAGCAATTGGCTGGGCGGTCGGATTCTTTAGTAAAGAATGGGGTAAAGCAATTACTGATTTCTTTAAAGACAATTCACTATCTGATACAATTGCAGAGCTCTGGAATTTCCTATGGAATAAAATTAAAAGTTTATTTGGAATGAGTCCTAAAGAGGATACAAGTGATTACGATAGAGCTGTAGCAAAAATAAATGCGTCCAAGCAAAAGAAAAAACCGGTAGGTGATTTATATGATACTAAAGATAGAACTCTGTTTTCTAACGGGCAATCTTATTCGTTTGATAAGAACGATGAATTAGTAGCTCTAAAAAAAGGCGGTCCGATTGATAAAATAATAGGTCGTAGAGACGAAATGACAAATAATTCTATTAAACAATTAACTGGTGTTGTTACAGAATTGAGAAAGAGCTTTGAATCTTACGCTAAAAGCACATCAATGATGCAACAGAATGAAATGAAGTTAATGAATGAAAATATGAATTTACTAGCAGCAATTAAGGATAAAGAACAAAAATCTAATGTCCTTGTTAATAATTCATCTAGTAATTTAGTCTTTAATGAGAAATCTTCCTCAAATCTTGATTTTAGAAAAGACATGTCTCATTTGACGAGATTTTAATTAAGTATATATATGCAGCACGTCTTCTCTATTTCAAGAACAAAGAATTACGTAAACTTTAAAAAAGATAATTCAGTAGACGTAGAGCCACCAGTACTAATATCTCCTTCAAATACACCCATAGGATCAGGGATCGGTACTAATAGCAATACTTCTAACGGAGGAGTTGTCAATGTTGTAAATGATTTCTATTGGACATATTCTAAATTAAAGGAGTCCAGGCAAGAAGTCCCGCGTATCATTTTAACAGAAAAGAGATTAAAATCTAATGCACTAATATCTCAATTAAAATACTCTTTCGGCGTGGTTAAATCAAACGGACAAGCATTAATTAATAAGCTCCCTAACAATATCTCAAAAGGTTTAAATTCTTTTATAAGTAAGACTTATAGCGCTGCAGTAAACTCTGATGCTGGTCAAGCGGTTCGTGATTACTATAATTCTATACCCGGGTTTCAAGACACCAATGATGTGTATGAAAATAATCCCTATTTATTACCCTATCAAAACCTTTACATTACCGAGCCTACTGGGTGGCAGTTTATAATGCCTTATTTTACCAATTATAATAACTCACAAGCTAACACATTTTCCAATGATACGGGCGGCGGTGCATTTCTCGGGTTATTACAGCAAGGAGCTAATATGGTTACCGATTGGGCTGCAATGCTGTCTGTACTTAATAACCCTACTCAAATTACTTTTGTTGAAAAAGCTAAATTCTATAATTACCCAACGGAAGGCGATTCTTTTTCATTTTCTTTTCCTCTAATAAATACAGGATCTGCATCATTTGATGATGTTATTAGAAACTGGGAATTATTATTTCTTATCCTATATAATAACAAGCCTTCTAGAAAGAATGTATCAGTTATTGACCCACCGGTAATATATCAAGTCGAAATACCCGGGGTAAAGTTTTTACCGTTTTGCTATATTTCAGATCTTGCTGTTGAATTTCAAGGATCGCGTCGAGAATTATCTTTCGGACTATCAGTAACTGACAGTTTAAATGTAGATGCATCAATACCCGTAGCAGGCCCGACACTTAACCCACAACAAACCCTCGAAACAGTAGTTAGAGGGTTCAGTAATGTCGCAACACCGAGAAACGTAACCACAATTGTACCAGATGCATATAATATCAGAATAACAGTTAAAAGTCTACTTCCTGAATCAAAGAATTTTATGTATTCTGTTTTAAATAAAAACAATATTGTCACTACAAATACTTTAGGTGCAGGTATTAACGATGTATTAAATCCGTTCTTACGAGAAGCAGCTGCTAATAGTTCTGCTGCAGGCCAAAATCCGCTTGATACCAATGCAACTGCTCCAGGATTACCGACACCTTGACAATATCTTATTAACCGTATAAATATTTAAATGAATGGCGTTTTTCAAAATAATGTTACTGATTTACCAAGTCTTAAGACTACAAGATACGAGAACATCTTTAAGCTTTATGCAACAGATGCTAACCAATATTACTATAATCTCATACAATCTGTATACCTACCTGACAATATTAGCGAAGAATATATTTATTATCAATTAGTATCACAAAAAATGCCTTGGACCATTATTAGCTATAACGCATATAAAACGATAGATTTATGGTGGTTAATATGTCTTACTAATAAAGTATATAATCCTATTAAATTCCCTGAACAAGGAAAGCTTATTAAGCTTATAAAACCTGAATCTGTTAACGCTGTTTTAAACGAAATTAGAAGTGCTTTAAAGTGATATGGCAATAGTAACTACTCAAAATACTGATTCTCCTGCGCAAGACCCTAAGGAATTTATTAATATTATTAATAATAACCCTTACAGGTTTAATATAGGCTTATTTACCTCGGATGGTCGCTATCAACAGCTTAAAATGGGGGCTATCAATAGTCTGGTTTTAATCGATAATTTTACAAATTTTTATCATTACGGTTATATAATAATAGACAATACTTTTGATGCCGCAGAACGTATGGTAGATTTTGAAACACAGCAAAGTATTGCTGCAAATTCTACTATTAATACTGTTTCACCTAAAAAAGGATTTATTTTTAAAGGCGATTCAAGAGATTTACTTGTTGTAGATATTATGCCAGTATTATCCGAAGATTCAGATTTTAATTTTAATACAACAGATAAAGAAGCTGAAAATTTCTTTAAAATGTCATTTACTTTTAGTATAAACAATACGGAAGAAATACCCGGATCTGCACCCGGTCAAAAGTTTAAAAAGCTTTATTTTTGGGATATGTATTATGAGCTTTTAAGAGAAAAAAACTCTTACTTTTCTACTGCAAATTATACAGATTCAGAGGATGTAAGTAATTCTGACGATAGTAATAGAAGTATATATACTGGTGAAGCTATTAAGTCATTTTTAACTGAATTTTTCAATGAAGAAGACGGCTGGCCTATTACAATTGGTGATATATTTGATCAAGGAGCTACAAAAGTCTTTTTTTCTTCTCCTGCAGGGTATAAAGGAGCAGATTGCCTGGAATATCTTTTATCCAGACATGTATCTAATTCTGATAATAATTATGATCAAGCATTTTTGCGTGTAGAGAGAAATACTTCAGTTTTTAATCTAGAAAGTTTACGAGATATTTTTAAAAAAGCTTTAAATACAGAAGCTAATAGTAGTACCCCGCAAGTAGGAAGTAGTTATCTTGAAACGTTTAAACTCGGCGTTTATTCAGACGTTAATAACGAATTTACAATTGAAAATGTTTCTTTCACGCCTCCTGATGCCATGTTTCTAGATAAATATGGAACGATTAATAATTTTAATTATGATCCTATGCCTGGCGCACATTCACAGCAAGATCTTGTATCTGTATTAGTACATAGCTACAATAATGATGAAAAACAGTTTACTGTAGAACAAAATCAACACAGTATACAAAGCACACTGTGTGCATATGATGCTAATTACGTGCAACCGTTTAATCCGGTAAGCTTCGCTGGCGCATATCCTAATTTCTTTCCAGGTCAATATAGAATGCAGCAAAAAAACGTAAAAAATGTTTTTACTATTATAAAAGACAGCACTCAAAGATTTTCATCCGGTCGAAATAGAGCTTTATATAATAATATTTTCTTAAACAATACATTGCTTTTTAAAGTCCCAGGATCTACACATAGAATAGCTGGTTCGTTTATAGGAATAAATCGAGATAACGCGTTTTCTTTTAGCGATTTTGATAGTAAAATACTAGGCGTATATTTTATAGTGGAAGTAAAACATATTTTTCAGGGCAACGAATACTTTAACGAAATAAGATGTATAAAAACTTACAGTTATGATAACCTTCAACTAATTACGGGGTCTAGATAATGGCAGCTAAAACAAAAACAAATACAAGAACAAGTTATCCTAATTTAGCACAGGTTGCACCATCAAAAAATATGGCGCTTGTTTCGCGTAACACTAGATTTATTGAAGCAATTGGTGGTAATACACAAAGTGGTGGTGATTTAGGTGCTAGTAACAGCGGGAGAAAGGGTCTAGCTGCATTAAATGCCAGGCTCAATAAAGGAGATAGATTGCAGCTAGTGCAAGTTGAAGGTGGATATTATCTCAATCCGTATGTTGCAAATCAATTTCAGCAAATGCAAGCTGCAGCTGCAGCTGATGGTATTTCTTTGAAAATAATTTCAGGTTACCGTGATTGGGAGAAGCAACAGGCATTATATGATAAGTTTAAACGCGGTCAAAGTGGTGGTCTCCCTGCAGCAGCTCCAGGACTGAGTAATCACGGTCTTGGATTTGCGATTGATCTAGATGTAAATAGTGACCCAAGAACATTACAGTGGTTAAAAAGCAATGCGAATAGGTTTAATTTTAGCGGACTAGCTAACGATAGACCTCATTGGGAAATTAGGCCTGAAAGAGTACCGACAGAATATTTACCAACTAGCAGTGCGTTTCCAAAGCCCACGCTACCTAATCAACCTGTGCCGGGTAGTTTAAATAAGACCGTAGAAACAGCTATCCAATATAATAAAACTAAGACATCGCCTAATCCCATCACAGAGCAAACTAAATTTTATAGCAGTTTAAATACTAGTTTAAAAGATTTAAATAATGATGAAACGTTTTTCTGGTTCAAACAATATTATAGTTCACCAACAGAAATAAAATCTCAAATTGAATTATTTCTTACACCGGATGGTGAAAACGATCTCTTTAATTTTGATAATATGTTTGCTTTTCCTTCTGATAGCTTTGGAACTTTGACAAATACAGCTTATACAGATTCAGTCTCTCCTGTTTTCGACATACCTAACAACTATGGTGCACCGGATCCCGTTCCACCTATCTTAGAAATGAAGCTCTCTCCCGATACTAACATATTTAATCTTTCGTTTAGTAATGAAACAACAAGCCTATTCAAAGCTAATACATATAATCTTCAAAAAGTATCAGATGATCAGCAAGATAATTTAATAGCTGATCCTACAGTACCTCATTCTGCTAATCTAATAACAGATATACCATATTACACTCATAACGTATTTTCACAAACGACTTATACTACTGAAGTTGTTGATTATGTGCCTGAAACTGCTGAATATAGTAGTTATTTTACTAATTTAAATCAAACACCGGGCTATAACCCTAGAGATACTGAAAATTCTAATCTCCAGCGTATTGAAGATATTTATTATGAAATAAACGTTGAGGGTCAAATACAATTAGTAGATCTTTTACAGAAAAAATACAGAGAATCAAGTAGTACGAGAACAATACAAGGATTTTTAGGTGTTAAAGACTGTGGAAGCGATGAACAATCAAATGGCGTTACTACAGACCAACTTAATGAGAGATTTTTAAATCAAATCAGACAATACAACGTTACACGTACACCGATATCTCTTACTGAAGCAGCAAATACAAAAATTAATTCTGCACTTGGAGCTGTTGCAGCGCCTAACATAGCATTAGCTAAATTAGATAATTTAATACAACAGACTGGTATTAGCGATGTACCGGGATTACAAGAAATTTCTGCGCCTTTAATTAGTGGGGTTACATCACCCCTTCAGGGGTTAGCAGGGTCTATAAGTTCTATACAAAATATACTACTCTCTCCTATTAATAATCTACCTAACGCGCTACCTTCTGTAGACCCCGGCTCGTTCCCTGAAATATATGCTCTCCTAGCTGGCACTGATTTTAAGAATGTTAACGCATCATCAATATTTGACAGTATTCAACAGTTAAAAAATATTATTTGTAATTTTAGATTGCCTATCATAGGTAAAGTCGACTTCTTAAGTATACTTGACAATGATATAGACTTTAGTTTCGAGCAACTGCAAAAGAAATTACTAGCTATATTACCCAAGCGACCTACTGACGGTGATATTGCTAAATTCTTCCAAGGGCTTATACCCGACTTTAAGCAGCTTTGGAAAAACTTCTATCAAACATTCTTTGAGTGTGAAAATTCTACGGATAATTAATCCACTATCTCAGCATCTATAATTTTTGCACTCTTATTTGCACTATCAATAAGCATTTTAAATACTTGTTCTCTCGTTGTGAGCAACTTTGAAGTATTATCTGCTTCTTTCATTTCCTTACGTGACGCAATATCCATTTCTTTTGTTTTAATAGTTGTATCATTTCTCTTATCTGCTACAATAATCTTATTAAGCGTTTCAATAGCAGTAGACGTAGCAGCAATTAAATCAGCGAGTGAACCAACATCTTTACTCTCAGGTGCCGAAGAGATATATTCCTTAACATTAGATACAACGTCAATACTCTCTTCAACTAATTTGCCTGCTTTCTCAATAACAAACTTTTCTATATTTTCTTTTATTAAAGGGTTATTTTCTTTTGCAACAACTTCTGCCTTCTTATTAGCATCATTAAGCTGAGATAATAAATCCCCTACCATTTCGTTAAGTTCTTCGCTCATAATAATATTTATTAGCTATTGATTTTTATAAAGGTATATTATAATAGAAGTATGTATAATACTAAAGATGTGGATCCTAATATGCAGTTTTTACCTAAGCTAAAGTTTGAGAAAACACATGATTTAGCTAAATTACCTACTAAAAACCACGAATCCGACACAGGATATGATGTCTACTCTATTGAGGATAAAGCAATACCTGCTAGGGGCAGCGCCGTAGTAAGTGTTGGCTTAAAATTCGCTTCTATTCCTGATGGATACTGGGTAAAAGTTGAGTCGCGAAGTGGATTAGGATTTAAACATGGTATAATGGCTCATCCCGGTATTATTGATTGTGGCTATCGAGGAGATGCGGGAGTAAAACTGTACAATCTAACTGATAATGAATACCAAGTTAAATCAGGAGATAGAATTGCACAATTTGCCATATATCTTAACTTCTCGATGCCTGTTGAGTGGGGTAATGTTGAAGAGAGTACCCGCGGTGACAAGGGATTTGGATCATCAGGTAAATAATGAATACAGAATTTAATAATTTGTGGGTTGAAAAATATCGTCCAAAGACATTAGACGATTTTGTAATATCGGAAAAGAATAAAGCCTTTATTAACTCATTTAAAGAAAAAAAAGAAATACCTAATCTTTTATTCATTGGTACACCCGGGCTAGGTAAAACTACATTAGCTAAGATTTTAGTAAATGATATACTAGATTGTCAGTATCTGTATATTAATGCTAGCGATGAAAATGGTATCGACACTATACGAACTAAAGTAACAGGTTTTGCGCAAACAAAAAGCTTTGATGGTAAAATTAAAGTTATTATTCTTGACGAGACCGATGGTCTCTCTATAGATGCACAGCGCGCATTACGCAATACCATGGAGGAATTTGCTAAAATTACTCGCTTTATTCTTACTGCAAATTACAAATACAGAGTCATCCCTGCGCTTCAGAGTAGATGTCAAGGGTTTGATCTAACACCTCCACTGGACGGTGTAGTTAAACGGTGCGCACAAGTATTAAAATTAGAGAAAATAACTATTCCGGATAATGAAAAAACAAAGCTTATAGAATTTCTTAAATCTACATATCCTGATTTAAGAAAAAGTTTAAATGAATTACAGAAATACTCATCATCTGGCACTCTCAAGCTGGTGGACTCATGTAATAATGAAGTACTAAGCCTTATATATAGCGAGATAATGAAGAAAAACATTACTACTCTTCGTAAAGCATTAATTGAAAATGAGAGTCAATTTAATAATGACTATGTAACATTAATGAGAAATTTGTTTAACTATGTCGATCAGCAAAACATAGACAATAACATAAAGAAAACATTTTTATTGACGTTATCTGAATATATTTACCGCAGTAGTTTTGTAGTTGATCAAGAAATAAACTGCTATTCTTGCTTTATTGCGTTATCTAATACAGATTAACTATTTTTTGGGTAGGTATTTTGCTGTATATGTAGCAGGATCTGCATTGCCCACTGCAGGCGATGACGGTATTTTAACGTTTTGATTGTTTAATACTCTATCTCCTGCTGACATCTTGAGATTGCCTAAATCAGATTCTCTAGTACGCGCTGGGGAATAGAAAGGTACTTCTTCCTGCTCATCTTTAACCTTTTTAGGTTTGATATTAGTACGTCTTGCAGGATCGTCTTTCTTTAAAACTTCAGGTACTTCTGGAAGATTAGGATATGAACATTTTGAAGCTAATGCATTACCTGGAACAGTAGCAAAATCCATATATCTACCTGGTGCAATTTCTGATGTAATATCAACATTAACATCAGTACCTGTATAATCCGTATTACCTGCACCCATAACATTAGGAAGAACGTTTTTAACAGCAGATACACGTAAGTTTAACCCGCTTTCTACCATTTTTTTAATCTTTTCTTGTGTATTAGAGCCTAAGGATTTAAACCAATCAGCTTTCAGTGCACCTTCTTTAAAGACAACAACATCACCCGTTAAAAACCCACCATTTGTATAGCGCTGCAGTGTTGATTCATAGAGTTTGACAAAATTTCTCTTCATTTAAATTATTTATTGTTTTTTATGTGAATAAAACTGTTTTTAAAAGAATAAAGTTTACATAAATATGTATGTGGCGACTATTAAAATTCAATCGATTGCAAAGCCTGAACAATCTACAAGTAAATTTACTTATACTGATTTATTACTCGATTTAAAGATAGATTATACAAAGAACAATGAGTTCTTAAGAAGAAAAGAGATTAAAGATCTTCAAATCGATTATGATTACGCTGCAGTAAGAAACTCTATATTTAACCTATTTACTACTATTCCTGGCCAGCGCATATTAACACCTTTATTTGGCTTAGGCTTACAGAAGTACCTTTTTCTCCCTGTTAGCGAGACGACAGCGTATAACATAGGAAACGATGTTCTAAAAGGTATTACAACATTTGAACCTAGAGTTCGTGTACAAAATATAAATGTCACAGCTGATGAAGTAAACCAACAATACGTGATAACTCTTAACGTCTCAATACTTACTATCGATGTTTCAAGTAGTTTTCAGCTAGTTGGAATATTAAGTAATACTGGATTCAACTTTATAAACTAATATGGCAACATTTAATAACTTTGATCTACCTACTGACGGATATGTTGCGTTTGATGCAACAAGCTTAAAGAGTCTAATTACAACTAGACTTAATACAAATAATATCTTTACTGATCAGAACTTTGAAGGGAGTAATATATCCTCAATTATCGATATTATTGCTTATGCTTACCATGTATTAATTTTTTATCTCAATAGAACAGGCGCTGAAGGTACATTTACTACAGCAGAATTATATGAAAATATTAATAAAATTGTAAAGCTTATAAATTATAATCCAATTGGTAATCAAACTGCTATTCTTTCCTTTTTAGCTACCGCCCAAAACGCCTTGCTACCCGGTACATATACTATTCCTCGCTATTCATATTTTACTCTCAACGGCGCATCATATGCATTTAATGAAGATGTAACTTTCTCTAAAAATGGTGAAGGAATCGAAGCGTTAACCAATTTACAAGAAAATAATCTATTATATCAAGGAGGTTACAATGAATACCCCACATATGTTTCTACTGGCGAGCCATTTGAAGTTTTGACTATGACACTGGTTGATAATTCCGGTAATAATATAATTATTGATCACTTTAATATCGACGTATATGTACGGGATAATTCTGTCACTAATCCTAAATGGGAAAAATGGACATCAACACAATCCTTATTTCTTGAAAGGTCAAATTCTAAAGTTTATGAAATAAGGTTAAACGAAAACGAGAGATATGAAATTAAATTTGGTAATAATGTGACAGGCAAAAAGCTTAATGCAAATGATGAAGTAGCTATATATTATATTAAATCTGACGGTACAAAGGGTGAGGTTGGCGCCGGGCTTTTAAACCGTAATAAACTATTCTTCTATAGCTCACCTCGATTTAATCAGATAAAGACCGATACGACACCTGAAAATCTTACACTTATTACGACCGGGCAATCAAATTTAATTGAATTCTCCAATATTGACGCATCCACTAGTTTTGTTTCACGAGAATCTGTTGCACGTATAAAGAATAATGCTACTAATACATTTAGAAGCCAATTCAGATTAATTACTGCTGAGGATTTTACAAATTATATTTCTAAAAATTATAGCAATATAATTTCATCTACTGTAGCTATTAATAACTGGGATTATATATCTGGTCATTTAAAATATTATTTTGATCTTGGAGTTTCTAAGCCTAATAGTGAAAGCAGGGTATTGTTTAATCAGGTAAAGTTTTCTGATTCTTGTAACTTTAATAACGTATACATCTATGCGGTACCAAAGCTCGAGAAGCTCACTTCACTCACTACAAGGGCTAGCTATCTTAATACAGCCCAGAAACAACTTATCCTTAACGATCTACAAAACGTAAAACTCACAACTGCAGAAGTTGTAATAAACGATCCTGTTTATGTAGGTGTAGATCTAGGCGTAAGGTTCCCTGGTGAAATACTTTCTCCCGCCACTGCAGAAACGTCTTATCTCGAAATTACTAGGGATATAACTGCAAAGCGTAACCCTGAAGCGTTAAGACAACAGATAGCTAATATATTTGCTAATTATTTTTCTACTTTAAAAGATAATCTCGGACTCACTTTAAGTTTAACTCAAATTACAAACGAAATCATATCCTTAGAAGGCGTAAACGATATTAGAACAAAGAGGACTGAAGGTAATGAGACTCTTACTATACCTGGCATAAGCTTATTAATATACAATCCTGTATACCCTGAAAGCGATGCAATTATAACAACACAGGATATTAAGCTTCCTTACTTTAAGTTTCCCTACCTTAATAACCCCTTAGATTTTGTTAATAAAATAAGAATCGTTACACCCTCTATACAGTCTATACAGAGAGAGTTCTAATGGCTAACTTTGTAAACTATACTTACGTATTTATCAACGTAAGAGATTATACTGGACGCTTTGCTCTATCATCCTATACTTTAAGCAATACACCACTCACGTTCTATCCCGATCTTACAACTTCACCTGAATTGACATCTACAAGTAATTTATCAAATAAGCTCGTACGCTGGGATTTTGGTGACGGTACATTTTCAAGTGAACTTACTGCTATACATCACTACAAATCACCCGGTTCATACCCAGTAAGACTTACAGTTTATGATAGATTTGGTAATGCATTTGATAGTTCATACCGCCCTACAGTCTATATACATAATTTTGTTGCTGATCAAATATTGTTTCAAGATTATATAAAATTTATATACGATGTGCCTGCAAGTAAGATTTTAGACCCGATAATACTGAATAGGCAGTCGAGCTGGCAATCATATAACGCTCTTAGTGCTACTGGATATACGATTAACCTATACGCTTCAGGCGCATTAGGTGAATATCAAGATCAAGCCAGCTTCTTCAATGACAAATGGTCACATCTGCGTGCACTAAGTAGATTCTATAAGCAATCGCAGTTGGGAAATTATCAAGAATATACATTAATTGATAAAATACAAACATCTACCGTTGAAGTATATGCACGTGTTAATAATGGCGAACTTAGTATTTGTGGTAAAAATGATCAAGGCAGTGTCTTTGCAGGCACTACTGGAACATGTAGCTTTTATTATGTCGACGATACTACTAAAAATTATACTACTCGCGAACCCCCGATTTTTGTTTTTGCTACGCTCGATAATTCTAAATTTAATGATAGCTATTCAATAGCTAATAATAGTTTTGAGTATATATCGTATCCACCTTACGGGTTTCAAAATATTAAACCTGCAGTATTACCGATAATTAAAGTTAGACATAACCCTGCAGAGAAACTATCTATTTCTACAACCGGTATTGTAGGAGAAGGTACCCTTTCGAGTACTAAATTCGATATACCTGAGATAAGCTGGGAAAATACCGAAATACCTTTTGTTATTAGAATGAAAGATATTGATAATTTTACTACAAAAACATATCCACCCCTATCTTCTTCTACTATATATTCAAATCTATCTACATTAACCGCTTTTAATGTAACTTTTGGCCTAATACAAGATACTCTCACCGGTAGGTATATTCCTCTAGAGGATATAAAATTTTACGAAGACTTTTTACCAGATATTCCTCAGTCTATAGGCGCATTTTATAAGGGATACTTTACCGTTCCGTATGCTACTAATAATTGCATACTAACTGCAAGTGTAAGTATCCAGGATCCGCTTAATTTTCCAAAAGATTCTCTTATTGGCTGGGTAGCAGTCCCACAATTTAACATGCTATTAAGATTCTTTAGACAACAGATATATAGTATGTGCCCGGGGTATTTAACAACTACTATTTCTGCTAGAGGAGATTATTTTAATTCTAATAATGATAGAAACGTATACGCTATTCAAGTTGCACCATCGGGTAATGGTCCGGGGTTAGATTTCTGCACCTGGTTTGCAGACGGTACAAGTGATAAATTATTTAAATTTGATGCTAGTGGTAATACATTATCCTCATTTAATTTTTCTAATTTTCCATATCTATCTGCGCCCGGTGAATTAGCATATACTAATCTACTTTCACCGGTGCTCTCAAGCGCCGCGCCAGGAAGTATTGCTATGGATAGCAAAAGCGATATTTGGATAGCCTTATTTGATTCTGTTTCATGTATTAAAGTTGATGCATCAGGCGGATATATAAAGTCTGTAGCTTACCCTACTGGTACAAATTTTGTTTATTATTTGAGCGGAGATTATAATATTAAGTCGCTAAGTGGGTTTGCTGGTGAAAATTTATTTCTACCTTCTTGTATTGATACAGATAGAGATGATAATATCTGGGTATCATATACCCACCCTGTATCTAATTTTATTGTAAAATATGATACATACGGTACTCTCTTAACTGTTATTCCGTTTCCTAGCCTTATAACACCCGCAGCTATATGTATTGATCGAAATAAAAATGTTTGGGTTACCGCATATAATTATAACAACAATAATATTACAGGTCTTACCGGTAAAAATGATTATTTGTTTAAATTCTCTTCTCTTGGTAAACTCACATCAGGGTATCCTTTAACAGGGTTCAATTTTATAGGTGATATTACTGTTGATGGATATCAAAATGCTTGGGTAGTGCAGGACAGAGACACTCTTACGAGAGTAGATGCAGGTGACGGCAATCGTACAAATTATATTGCAGGATCAGGCAATATTACAAACTATTACAATAGCATAGGTGGTATCGCTTCTGATACCGCATCATATATTTGGGTAATTAATAACACCACCGGTAAAATGTATTTTGTTGATTCACTAGCAGAACCAGTATCGGGGGTGAATGAATATCCTAATGTCGACTTAACATTCCCTCCTAATAGTGAGCAGAATCCTGTCTCTGCTTTTGAAGAGCAGTCATTTCAAGCATATGGTGATTGGCTAGGAAGTAGATGGATTAACAAGTATATGATACAGACAACTGCTTTTAGAACTATTACAGGGCAGTCAAATATGTTTAACATACTTCCAACCAACGGTCAGTATAACTTATACAAAATTAACGAAGATTTTGATGCTGCTGCTTTTTATAAATCGCTTATCTTCACTGAAAGCTTAGAAGATAAAAATATCTTTTTTAACGATTTTCTCGGTACTATAGTTGGAGGCGCTTCTGCACAGCCTTACGAATTGGGAAGAACGATCTATGAAAAAATAGCTAATTATGTTTCTAATACAACAGATGTAGATAAAGCTAATCTTAATCAAGTTATTTCTTTTTGCAGAGAGTTATCGATTCAATTTGAGCAATATAATTACCCCTTTCCACCACAATTAAGACGATTAGTTGACATACTATCAATTAAACATAAAAACCTTTGGGGAGAGAGAAATAAATTTCAGCAAAATTTTTATAAACCAGGATCTGGTATATACAACAGCGCTCCTAACAATTTAGGTACCCAGCTATCAATTCTTTCAAGTATTATTTTCTGCGGAGAGCCTGTTATAGCTTACGAAATATTCTCCGGAAATTATACACTAATAAACAATGTTGCAATTAATGGCTATGAATTAAACGATCCAATAAGCCTATCGGGGTATAATTACGACTGGGGTTGGGGGTTAATCGCGCCTCGAGGCGTTTCCGGTATAATGATATCTGATTATTATAGGTTTTTTAATTATATACCGGTATTTGAAGGTTCGTATTATAATAATATTATAGACTGGGACAACCCACAAACTACTCTACAGTTTACTAGTAGTTCTTTTAATGAATGGAGTAAAGACAGCGGTATAATGCAAAATCTATTAAGCTATGAGCTTACTAAAGGACTTAGACTGTTTTTAAGTGGTAGCGACATAGTATATAACAATTAAATATTTAAATGTTAGATTCAAGCAGATTTATAGATGAACGGCTTTCAGCATCAATTACTTCGTTAATAAAGCCAGATAACCCTATCGATAGTAACGAGCCTTTAACATTTCAAGCTTGGTTACAGTATAATAATTCGCTTTATACTAACGCTAACGACTTTTTACTTCGCTATCAATCATACCTTAATAATTGGTATGAAGTTAAAAATACAGTCAAAACAAGCCGCATTGATATTACGAAATCGCTATATACAACTCTTATTAATGAAATTGTTCTTTCCTTCACATCATCAGATGAAAAGCGCTTTTTAAAAAATATAGATTTTAATAATAATAGAGATTTAGCTATAGCTGTGCCTTTTTTTGCACAAAAGATTAAAGAAATCTGCTTATATTATAGCACTTTAAGAGATGATATTAAAACAGGCAGTCTTAGATACAATCTTAAAGGATCTAATTTAGGTGTTGAAAAATTAATTTATAACGAAATTTCTAAGTCTTTAGAGACAGAAGATTTAACCGACCTCACCAGATCTCTCGCAATAACCCTATCATCAATACGCGATAATATGGTTATCGACGTAGAGGATTTATACGATACATATACAAGCTATTTAGATGTCAGTCCTACTATGCCTGCATCAGCATATAGCGCAACAAATAAGCGTAAAGATTATTTTTCTCTTAATCAATACGATATCGATCCTAATTTATTTTTAGACTTTAACTATTCAATTGTTGACGCCATAACATCATATCCGTTTTTTCTTACCGAGCTAGGTACAAATAATTTTAATATAACACCACAAGTTGATGCAACTCAGTTACAGTACCTAAAAGATGCTGATTTTATCAATACGATAAATACGCAACAATTAGATAATTTAAATCTTAATTTAACACAAACTGGTATTAAGAAATATATTGGTACAGATTTTTATTACATATCTACAAACAGTACATCTACTAATTATATTTCAGGTATTTTATTTTCTGCTGAAAATGAATTTGCTAACTACTTAAACAAAAGATATCCCGCAGTAGCAGCTATAGCAGATACAACCTTTATAAAAACTGCTAAAGAAATCGGACTCTTCTTTAAACCAGATAAAATAGGTCTTTCAAATTTTCATAATTTCGGATTAAATTTTGAAGTCAACCCTGATGCCCTTAGCGCTAATACCTTATATATTTTTCCCGATCCTAATAAATTTGGTAACATCTCTGGGTTGACAGAGGAGGAGTTCTTAAATCCTTTATCTTTTACAGAATTATCATATTTTAATAAAATCGATTTTTCTAATCAATTTAGATTTGGTGACTCTGAAACTAATTCGTATTATCAAACGTTTAGAAGTTATCAAAGTAGAGAGCAAACCCTTGATACAAGCCTACAAGGTATTGCTAAGTATACAGATCCTCAAGAATTTTTTAAAGGCGATTTAAAGAGCATTTGGGCTAATAAAGATATATACCCTGTTGTACCGCAAAACGAATTTCCTCTCGATAATAGAATTGAAAAGCTAGTATCTCTTGGTAAGACTGTTGTGCAGTACAAAAACGACATCTACGGTAATGAATTTAGCTTATACAAAGATGTACACCCGATAAAAATAGCATCGAATAATAAAGTAAACAACACTAACGCTAAGTTAATATATTGCTTAACGGTTGATGGCTATGTGTTTTTTGATCCTATCTCAGGATATAATTTCAATTACAAAGAAGTTGATGAAGAAAAAAATTATTCTGGTATTATATTAAAAACAACTACAAATATACCACCCGGTACCGGATTTTATCTCCCCGGACCTAACATTTTTACCCCTACACCGCTTTCTGCATCGTTTTATGATAATGGTGCTCCTATGTTTGCGCTTACTGGCACTGTACTTCCACTTGTATCTTATAGATATCAATTAGAAACGTTTTGCCCATCAAAAATAGATGTTGTTTTTCTTTGTAGCGTAATGGACGGCGTTACATTTGTATCGCCTTCCTCAGGGCTACTACCTGATTACCCATCTGATGAACCTACCTTTAATCCGCAAAACGCTAATGTATATTATATGGAACTTATCGATGGTGGGAGTACTCCGCTAGAGCCAAATTTTATACCTAACTTCGTTAATCCTGCAGAATTCTTATTCATCCCGCCTTTATCTGCTATTACTGATGTTAATGGAAGTATTTTTGTGTATAATAGTGCATCTCCTTGCGGTGATGCGCTTGATTTTGTTGTTTCGTATACTGAGCCAAGTAATTATTTGAATTATCATATTCCTCTTAGAAATACGAAAGTAATTGAAGGTATATCTGGGTTAGATATTAAACGTACAATGTATCAGACGAAATATCTCGATTATGGTGCGCTTTATTATAGAAATTCTAATTCTACTATAATATTACCCGGTTCAGCTGCACTTAGCGGTCTTTTAATCAAATATAATACTGAAATAAACAATGAAATCGTTAATAATCTTATTAACTTCGATATATACTACGATACAATTCAATTTGAAACAGAAAATTATATAGTATTTGATAAAATTAAATTCGATTACGAGACAAATACAATTATTAATACAACCAAAAATGATTTATTTTTCAAAAGAGGTGATAATAAAGACCTTGAAAAGCTCTCTACTGTTTGGTTTAATGAAACAGAAAATATTCTTTTCTTATGTAGAACTGTTCTGTATCCTCAACTAAGCGCTACCAATAATAAAATAGTCTATCCAGAGATATATTCCTTAAATCTTGGCACTCTAGAGTTCAACAGGCTATTTCCTGTAATTGAACAACCGTTGCTAACATTTGATGAATTAAAACAATTTTCACTCTCTGGTACCGGGCTTAATATTAATATTATTGAGATAGAGAAGCCTTTATTTGCATACGATAGTGATACCGGCACGTATAGTATTACCTATTTAGGCAAAGATCTATCAAACACCTTTTATATTATTAAGACGTTCTTTAAATATGTGAATGGAGTTATAACTAATATAACAAATACCTTATTTAAACTTATGCCTGAGACAGATACACTTAATTTCGCTGGAGCCCTTTCTTCTTCTTACACAACATATACAGTAGTAGGATCAGGACCAGGATCTATTATTGACGGAGCCTTTACATTCGAGTAAACATATGTATACATTAACAGATGCAAATAAGACTGCGCTTGTATATAATAAAAAATTTATAAGCACTGTGACAGATGTAATAGTTTCGTTTGACTACTCGTGTTATGGCATCAACGCCAACGGCTCGGAAGGATTTAGTCTATTTTTTGTCGATAGCGATGAAGCTGATAAATATATTTCAGGAGCTAGCCCGGGACCGGGGTTAGGTGTTACAAGCGGTACCGCTCTTACAGCAAGCGGGGTAGGTACATATAGTATTACATTTAGCGGTGTTCGTAATGCTGCAGCAGCTATTGGTTTTGATATTACAGGTTACTTTGGTACTGATATTCTGGGACTAGATGGTAGTGCTGATCCCGTTCCCAATAGCCTCTCAATTCGCGCCGGGTATGAACAAAATTTCTCTCTTCTATCTAAAACGAATTTAGATACTAAAAACATTACACTCTACACCCAATCTACAACAGCTACACCTTATAATAGTTTTAGAGTGCGTATTAGTAATCTCGGTAAATTATTAATTATTGATCATAAGAGTAAAGGTGGAATTTATAAAAATGTAGTAACCCAAGAATTAAATTATTCGCTCCCAGATACAGTATTTCCTGTTTTAGCTTTTAGTAATGGTATAGATTCAACAAGCTTTTCTGTTAAAAATATTAATGAAAGTGGATTCTTTCAGACACCTACCATCTCACCGTCAATTACACCTACAATGACCGTTACACCGACTGTAACACCTACTAAAACAGTTACACCGACTATTACTCCTACCAAAACAATTACACCAACTATTACACCTTCAATATCCATTACACCAACCATTACACCGACGAAAACTATTACACCATCGATTACACCGACAAAGTCTATTACACCAACATTAACTCCAACAAAGTCTGTCACACCAACATTGACACAGACGCCGACATTTACACCGACATTTACCGAGACGCCTACGCTAACGCCTACACTCACTGAAACACCTACTTTGACCCCGACGGTAACCGATACACCTACAAGAACACCTACAATAACCAGAACACCGACAAGAACGCCAACTAGATCACCCACAACTACACTTACACCTACACCTACTATAACACCTACAAATACACCTTCTATTACTATTTCACCAACTGTTACACTTACGACAACCAGAACACCGTCAATGACACCTACAATAACTAAGACGCCTACCACTACACCGTGGCCTGATTTTATAATGTTCCCATCCAATAATGTTAATACTGTAATACCAGACGGTTTGCCTGCTTCACCATATCCAATGACATTCACTGTTAGCGGTATTACTAACTTTACTACAAGGGTATCTATCAAGCTATCCGGTTACTCACATACTGCACCTTCTGACGTAGCCATGTTGCTTGTATCACCTTCAAATGATGCAGTTATAATAGCAGGCAGAATTGGAACTGATGCTGCTACAAATGCAATCACCGTGCTTGATAGCATATACCCTGTGCCATGGGATGGTTATTCATCAGGGTCATTCAATACCAATACATCTGACATCACATTCCCATTCAATAGTCCCTGCCCTGCAGGTCCATACAACACCGATCTAAGTGTTTATAACTATATACCTGCTTCAAGTGCAAACGGTACTTGGAAGTTATTCATACAAGACTTTGCTGGTATTGATACTGGCAGTCTTTATAAAGCAGAACTAAGAATTCATGCACTATCACCGCTGGTAACTAACACACCTACACAAACGCGTACACCCACTGTAACACCCACTGTAACAGAAACTGTGACACCTACACCATCTATCACCATTTCACCCACTGTAACCAATACCATAACACCATCCATTACCATTTCACCCACTGTAACACCCACTGTAACACCCACGCCCACCGTGACTCTTTCACCAGGTGCATCACCCACCCAGACGCCTACCCAGACACCCACGCCCACCATGACATTGAGTAGTACACTATAACACTAGTCTTGATTTAATATTACTTCATATTAAAATATTCTTGTGAAAAAACAGCCCAACGAAAAAATATTTATTTCTATCGCTTCATACAGAGATCCACAATTGTTGCCAACCTTAAGAGATTGTATTGCCAATGCTAAGCATCCCGAAAATTTAGTATTTAGCATCTGCTGGCAAAGAGATGAGACAGAATCTCTTCAAGAGTTTGCAAAAGATAAAAGATTTAGAGTAATTGATATCCCATATAATGAAAGTAAGGGGACTTGCTGGGCTCGTAATCTTGTACAAAAGAATTATAAAGATGAAAAATACTATTTTCAATTAGATAGCCATCATCGTTTTGTTAAGAATTGGGATGAGAAGTGTATTGGTATGGTCAAACAATTGCAAAAGAAAGGTCATAAGAAGCCTCTGTTAACTGGCTATATTTCTAGCTTCAATCCTGAAAACGATCCTGCTGAGCGTATTGATATTCCCTGGAAGATGAATTTTGATAGGTTTATTCCAGAAGGTGCAGTATTCTTCTTACCTGCTTCAATTGATGACTTTAAAGAGCGTACTGAACCTATTCCTGCAAGATTCTTATCCGCACACTTTATATTTACCTTAGGAAAATGGGTAAAGGAAGTGCCTTATGACCCGTATTATTATTTCCACGGTGAAGAGATAAACCTTGCTGTTAGATCATATACGTGGGGTTATGATTTATTTCACCCTCATATGGTCATTGCGTGGCATGAGTATACAAGAAAAGGTAGATCTAAGCATTGGGATGATGTTCATAAATGGGGTGATCTCAATAAGCTATCACATCAAAGAAATAGAAAACTATTTGAAATGGATGGTGAGAAGAAAGATATGGACTTCGGTGTTTATGACTTTGGAAAAACACGTACCGTTGCTGAATATGAAAAGTACGCGGGTATTAGCTTTAAGAAGAGAGCTGTACAGCGCTGGACGTTAGATAACAATCTTGCTCCTAATCCAAACGATAAATTAACACCTGCAGAGTATGATAAATCATTCCTTAAAATATTTAAACATTGTATTGATGTAAGATATGAGCAGGTACCTGAAAAGGATT